TGGCTCTATGCCTATCTCCAACGATCAGCGGCTTCGCCGACATCCCCACAAATCGACGGGTAGGACATACGTTCTGTTTCCATATGTAATATAATATATTATTACTCGTGATAATGAGTGTTATCACTGGGTAATGTAATCTAGCTATTCATAGTTACTGTCTTTTATTCGATTTGTAGTCATAGTCTTATTTGTGAATGCATTCACAAATAGAACATGCATTCCATATAACCTCACTGGTAACATATCAGCACATATGTTCAGGTTATTAAGGATTATCGGGAGATATTCACGGAAAATGGCTATTTAAAGCCAATTCGAGTGTGTAATAATCGATATAAGAATACCTATCATCAGAACAAAATACTGTACTATAGTACTATATATAATTCTACCATTATCGTTTAACCTATAGGTAAGCATGAAAACACCTTAACAATTGAATAGTAAACCTTGGTCTACTCATAGGCGTAATGGCGCTATACGTAGCGGTATAGTTGCCATCCACCAACAGTTGACATGTCCTGTTGATGTGGTCTAAGTCTTGAGTGTATCGGCTTTAACGACAGTTATAATGGCTCTCATTAGGCGATTATAAGTCTGCATTGGCATAACCGAGCGTGGTTGCGGACAAACCGCACACTTTACCAGTGTAATCCACTAGGGGAAACGATATGAGTACGATTATGAGCGACTAGGACAATTTACAAATAGCATAATACTGGCATACTTAAAAAACAGATTTTAGAGTGCGCTTATTTAAGGCTATATAAAGCAAAAACAGCCGTTTTAAGGGCTGTTTTAGGTATTACACACAAATAGATTATAACACAATCAAAAACGCGAAAATAGGCGCTTAAACGCCTAGAAAGTGATAACACAATGAATAAGGCTATAGTCAGCATTGCTATCTTATCGGCCATTGCCTTTATTGTTGCTATCGTGGCAATGTTAGCGGCCATGGCGTTATGCATAGGTATAGTGTTTTTGGCATGGCGCTATAGAGGTAAAATACAGACAATTGGCAACAACATAATCGGACTATTACGCCATTGTTGGCAATTTTCCGCACCATTTTTAGTCGATTTTATGCAATGTGTAGTTAATGATATGTTCCCCGCTTTTTGGGCTGATATGATGCGATTAAAGCGTATAGGCTATATTGTCGGCTTATCATTGCCATTAATCAGCATTGTATTAATCAATATGCTGTTATCTGCCAGAAAAAAGACAGCTAAAATCGAGCTAAAAACTTTTGTCGAAAGTTTGTCAGCAGAATCGGCAGAATCACCCAATGCTGATATTGAGAATATAGAAAGGTATCTATTCGAGCCGACATTTTTAGCGAATCTGGCCTATGATGATTGCACGCCGATTCAGCTAAAATTAACTGAATTAATCGCCTATAACCCTGCCGATGATACGGCAAAATACATCGAATCTGATGTATTGAATGCCTTCGATGATTTAATGCAAATCATCAAATTTAATGGTCGGCATGGAATTGTAACGTCAATTGACGATATTCGAATCCATGCCTATGTGATTCAAGTGGCCAACCTGTTCACAAAAGCGTTAACAGAAAAACAAGCGGCATTAATTGACGCTTTGTGTAGTAGTGATATTGAGCGCGTAGAATCAATGCATGAAGAGTTACGCGACAAGCGCTATAGCCTAAAATCATGGGAAGATAGGAATCGCTCAAAATTCACCTATGCAAGTAACAACGATGCGTTAAAAGAATATCGTGAACGCATTCAACAGGATCATCGTGAATTGCACGGAAACATTGAACGAAACGACCTGCCAGAATGGGCATACTAGAAAAAGGAAACTCAAAAATGAATACTCAAATGTCTCTATTTGACACAAACGACGATAAACCAATTAAAGCCAAGAAAACAAGCCAAAATTCACAAATTGGCATGTTCTCGCAGTCTGAAATAGCACAGTTTGGCGTAAAATCAAATCCACGCAAAATTGAAGCGCCTAATGCCAGTCTTGAACTTTTTCGCCAAAATGCAGACGGCAAAACAGACGAACAACTAGCCAATGAAGCGGCGGCCAAGCGTCAATTGCCAATGACAGAAAAACCGCCAAAAAATGTACACCTAGATGTTACAAACCCATACCGCGCCAAAATTCGTAATGAGCGACTACTCAATAAACGGGATTCGCAGCGTCGGAAAGATGGCTTAATTAATTTGAAGTCTATTAACGCCATTGTCCGATATTACCGCGCTAATCCTACACTTGATCGCGACCTAGCAATGAGTGACGCGGAAAAAAGCATTGTTGAAGCGCATAAGGAAATAAAATACTTGCTCCAACAAAAAATTGATACACCTAGCAAGGCGGTATTGTTGCCTGAAAACTTAGCACTTCAACGCCGATGGATTTTATCAGCGCAAGATACTATTATCGCCTTGCGTGTACTTCAATCTGAAGATAAGCCGATTGAAGATAAGCCGATTGAAGATAAGCCGATTGAAGATAATTTTATAATCGGTGAATCTATCAGCATAGAATTATCGGGCTACATTGACGGCGGTTATGTTACTGTCAAAATGCTACACGCCACAATTAAGGCGGTAACAGATAAGGCAATACAAATCGAGTGTGCAAATCAAAAACGCGCTTATACGCTTTGGATACCGAAACGCGCCTTAAAGGTCGATAGGCACGGTAGTTACGACTTGGCAAAATGGTTTAATCCTGATAAATACGGGCGCTGGTTTTTGTCTGAATTTGCCACCTATTCGAGCGTGTCCGAAACTGGTTTCGCTAGCACAACAGCACCCGTCAAAATAAAAGAATAACGCTAAAAATGAAACTATCCCCTCAATTGTTGGGGGGATAGCTGCTACTGGACATAGCGCAGATATTGTACACTTGGAGGTACAAAAATGGAAAGCATCAACGGAATCAGATTTTATAAATGCAAAGGGTCTCATTGGTTTGTCAAAACGTCACAATTACCAGTGAACGCCGATGCAGACGGCTATGATAAATCGGTTGAAAAAATTCACATCGACTATATTAAAAATCATGGATGGATGGTAACCAACAGATTCGCACGGGATAGCGACATCGTTTTTGATACGCTGGCAGAGGCCAAACAATTTATAGTCGATATGTACCGGCCACAAGGAACACCAACGCCAACCGATGCAATGATCGCAAAACGTCAAAGTGACATGTTCCGCGAACTCATCCAAGTAATGATTGATAGAGATAAACAGGCTTAGTTATTTGCATCAATGCAAATAGGGAGATAAAAACCAACCATGTACCACAAAATCACAACCGACAATTTTATAAAAGCCGTTTCGTATCGTTGGCATCGTGGCCGGTGGCGCGTCAAAATCGCCTTTATTCAGGACGGCAAGAAACGGACTCGCATGTTCAAGTTAAGCCCCAAGCGCTTCACCGACCCCCACGACGCATGGCGAGAAGGAAAGGCTACACAAGTAACCTATAACGGCGGCGACTGGTACGACGCAGACGACGGACTCGTTTTTATCCCGCCCACCGCGCAGAATTATCTGCATTAATCAAATCTGCAATGAAATAGCCAAACGGAGATAAAAAACCTCATGCCATACGAATACAAGCAAAAAGACGGCGAAACAATCACCAAGTATACAAACGTCGAAACCGCGAAATTCATTCGAAAACACCTCAAGGAAACCTACCCGACAATTAAGTTTTCGGTTAAATGCGCCTCCTATAGTGGGGGCGCAACCCTCAAAATCCGATGGACAGACGGCCCCAGCTTGGAGCAAATGGAAGCCGTTCAAGAGCGTTTCCGTTCGGGGAGCCGCGTACATGATCCATATTCGGATTATGGCGGATATACCACCAGCTACACACACACCATCAAAGGCGAATTAGTGCAATATGAAACCTGTACCGTGAGCGGGGTTCCAGACTTACAACGCGATTACACACAGGAATTTATTGAACAATTCGCTGATACCTACGCACAAGATAACGGACTCCGCTATACAGGGAGCCGTTTTTCTGAGTGGAGCGGATTCACGCCCGAATTTGAATCATTGACAGGGCGAAACGCCTATGAAACCAACCAATTAACACACAAATTCATTGATAACTTAGGCAAAATTAGCGCCTTGACTCCCAACGTCAAAAAATCCTTGGACTTGTCCACACCAGCAAATAGCGACGGCCCCACCATCGGCGAATACAAAAACAAGCCTATCTTGACATTACCAACAGACGGGAAACCGTTTAGTTTTGGCAAATCCAAAGCCCAAGCGATTTTAAACAATCAAGAATTAATCGAAACCTTTGTGAATGGTGGCGCTTCGACTCATATCAGCAAATATAAAGGGTTTGACGTGTTGACCCTACCCGATAGCAGCAATTTTAAGTTTGGCAAATCCAAGGCCAAAACTATTTTGCAATATTGGGACTCCATTGTCGCCTTTATCAACGGGGAAACCCTACCCGCCACCGCGGCCCCATCCACTGAGGAACAACCAACCGAGTCAGCACCACCGGCCACGGACTCGAAACTTGCCGATAAATTACGCATCCTTGCCGACAAGATGGAATCCGCCATTGAAGCCAAGCTAAACCCCGCCATCGGGGAACAACGCCGCACCGCCCGACGCGAACGAATCGCCGACTCCATGTACCAAGACGGTTTGACACTCAAAAAGACACAAGCCGCGCTTCGAATGCTGGCAGATCGACACGAACAAAACGACTGGACTCTATTCCTACGCAACAACGGACACGACTACCCGAATCTAGTTGGCTTATTGCAAGCCCTCACCAGTCGGGCCGCCGTGCATGATGTCATTACCTCGCAAAAATACCCATCGGAACGCCTAGAAAAAATGGGAATCTCCCAAACCGCATTAGGACACGTCCGGGATGCTATCAATAAAATGATCGAGGGTAATATACCCGCACCTGAAACCAACAAAGAGCGGGAATTGAAGGTAGCACTTCGAAAAGCCTACGATACAAAAATTGACGGCTTCTTTCCGACTCCATCATTTTTCGCTGAGTTTATGGTGGGTGAAGCCAAGATCAAATCTCACCACACCATTTTAGAGCCATCGGCAGGCGTTGGCCACATTGCCGACGCGATACAAGCAACCCACCCCACGAATGAACTAGATATTTGTGAGTTTTCGCCGATGTTAGCAAATATCCTGCAAATGAAAGGCTATGATGTAACCGAGCGCGATTTTTATAATCTGTCAAAACCATATGATAGAATTATCATGAATCCGCCATTTGAACAGCATCAGGACATCGACCACGTTAGACGTGCTTATGATTTGCTGAATCCGAATGGGCGACTCGTGGCCATCGTTAGCGCAGGAAGCATCGACCATAACGGCATGAGCCGACGCAAAAAAGTACGCGACTGGATGGAATGGTTAGATAATCGCAATGCGGAAATAAATCGCATTACGAGCGACGACGGCAAGAGTCTATTTTTGCAATCCGAAAAACCGACATCGGTATTTACCTATTTAATCATCATCGACAAGCCCGACACGGAGACCAGTACAGCAATGAACCAAACAACACCAGACGAAACGCCAAGCAATGGCGAAAAAACGTGGACACTTGTTTTTACTTCAACCAGCAAAACAACAGAAGGATGGACAGCACACCAACGATATACACACTATGAAACCATAACAGGGACTCAAAAACGGGCGATTGAATGGGGAAAAAGTATTGCCAAAGAGCGCGGCTGGACTTACAACGCCATCGGCCCTGCTAATCCTCAACTATGCCGCACAGAATGGGAGACTCAAGAGCGGCAGCGGTTGCTAGAGAATCCTACCACCCCCAACCGGCCCCGCTTTGCCATCGGGGATAAAGTTCAGTTTGACGGCTTTTGGAAGTATTACAACGACAACGAAACCGCCAATGTTATCGACGTTCGCCTAGTCGGGGATCGTTTCGAATACTACCTTGAATACACATTCCGACAAAAAGCCGTCCGCAAATTGCACCCCGCGCAAGACTTGAAACACTTTCAGCCAGCCGAAGCCGATACAGACGGCTATGGAAGCGAAGACTATCCCAAACGGTATAAAATCGAGGCCATGTATATCGAATGGTCTGAGTCTAGCATCGCCAAAACCGCCGACACTCAAACCTTATTTACCGATGTAGACGAATTTAACAACCATCTACGCGCCATCGCTCACAGCCATGACTCCAACGGCGGCTACTACAAGACTCAAGTAGTCGTTTGCTTCGAAGATGGAAACAATTACGGATGGCGGATGGACTTGAATACTAAGTATTATGCGAATCCCGACATCAAGAAGGAATTTCGCGATATATGGGAACGGAAAGCGGGACTCCATCTGGAACACGGGAAAACCTACCGCGAAACCTACCCGTATATCAACCACGCCAAACGACTAGAAGCCCTCGCTAACTTGGCCAAGTATGATCTTGGCCAAGTTGAACCCGAACCCGTGGCCGAAGACACCGCACCCCAACCGCCCAACGAATCAGCCGATAAACCAGAGATTCGCCTAGTCGGTTTTGACACGCAAACCCGCGCAGGACGGCTAGAAGCCGTGGCCGTTATCGAGGCAGAAAACCACAAAGGCGAATTAGTCACCAAACAATTACGCCTTGGCCAAAGCCTGTACGATGTTACCAAAAATCCCGCCCACACGGGCTATCACCTAGACCGCGTGGAAGAGGGATTCGGCGACATCGAATTTTCAAATGGCGTTGTGATTGCAATCTCAAAAGACACGACTCCACCAGTCGATACAGATGAGCCACCACCTGCTAAAAGGCCGGGCGTTATCCAATTATCGCTAATTTGAATTAATGCAAATAACGGCTGGCATTGTGTCAGCCGTTCCTATCCATTAGGAGGTTTGACCATATGAAAACTCAACACATACCAGCACTATCTATCCGTAGTTCAATAACTTGGCGTATCGTTTTCATTATCGCCTTGATCGTGGTTGCCAGTGTGGTATTGCTGGCAAACCTTAATCAGCCCGACACCGTCCCCATTTGTGAAATATCCTATGAAGCGGTAACTATCGTGCATCAGTGCGATACACAGCCAACACTGCACTATTTCACATCAGCCGTAACTGGTGAGAACACCATCACCGTGAACGGAATCGCCTACGACGCGACTCGCGTCATCACCATCGACCTGACAGGAAATACTAATGAATGAAACATTTTCCGATTGTCGGACTGATGATGGAGTCACCATCGGTTTAATTGATGCAATCATTACCATGTGCCGACTGTTGATAAACCGAGACTTATCAACCGCTGATGTGATCGAAGCCCTGAAAGACATTGCCAACGACGAAGACTTTAACCAACTCGAAACCATCCTGAAAAACTATCAAGATTAACTCATTCCCTGAAAGGAACCCCAAACCATGTACTTTTATAACGCACGCTTTGAACCTGAGAAACTTGTCGCCACCTTCGAGAACGATACACACAGCATCGAGGTAGTTATTCCACACACCGCCGGCCCCCGCCTGAACCTGAAACAGCACGGCAAACCCGTAACCCTGCTATCTACCGCCGCCCGATTTTTGGAAACAGACGGCACATTCCCCCGCTGGTATGGTCGCACATTGAAATGGTATGGTGATGGAGAACATGTTAGTAAAACCCCGCTGTCGGCAGTGGAATCACTCTATCAACAAGCCTACCACGTCGCCAAGCGATTTTTGCCTTATGACGTGGTTATGCCGCATAACCTTGTATATTATGCTGGCATCAACACCGACCCAAGCGATTATGTTGACAACATGCAAGACATGATCGAGATAGATAACGATGAGACCCGCCACGCACTTGAGTCCCAGCTTCAGGATCAATGGTTGAATGCCTTTCATGAAACCCTCGAAAAGTTTCTTGGCTATTACGGCATGAAGGCAGTAGAAATTCGACTCCCGGGCCTTCCAGAAATCCCTGTCTACAAAATCAAGACAGACGGCAAACGCGGCTGGAAGCAAATCGCAGCGCTGTTAGTCCGCAAAACCACACACAACGAATTAAGCGCCTATGACAACGAACGAACCGCCCTACGCGATTTAGGCTATGGTAGCTATAAGGCCATGGTATTGATGTACATCCGTGAAGCATTCAGTCTCACCAACATCAGCGCAGGAGCCTATTTTGAAGAAGCCCTACGCGGACAGCAAGAAATTAATCCCCTGACAATCACTGTGAACGCCTAGTCAGAATTTTCAATTACCGGTAGTTAGCAATCTCGCTAGCTACCAATTAGCCACAACAGGAGATAAAATCATGGCTAAGAATATCAACAACATGTCCGAATTGACCAAAACTATCTTGTTCACGCTCTATTGTATGAGCCAAGAATTTTCCGATTTTGACCCGTTTGCGAAATATCGCAAAACCGACGACAAATTGTATTATGCAGATGTGCAAATCGTCGCTGCAAAAGTTTTTGGCGCAAAGTCCACCCGCGTCCACCGCAATGCATTGGCGGATCGTGGTTTAATCGTCCGATATAACGGCGATAGAATCACCATCAACGACACGGGACGTACACAAGCCAAACAGTACAAGAACGTCCTTGTCCCGAAAATGGCGGACTGGATCACCAACCAAATTGTTGAGGTACAGACAACCACAACTCGTGAGTTCAATTTGTCCTTTCTGTCCAAGTTGTATCTATACCTCACTACTGCCATGAGCATTGAAGACACAGATGTTTTTGCAGACTTTCGTTATGGCGACGGCTTCATTGGGCATACAGGTGTCGTGAAGATTGCCAAGTCGGTCTACAGCAAACTCGTAACGGGCATTCACCGAAATATCTTGATTGACCTAAAATTGATCGAGGTCGATGGCCACAATCACGGTGTTGTGAAACCAACCGACAAAGGCCTTGAATATGTCAAAAACGAACTGGTTTTAATCTTTGCTGAACCCTTGCGCGAGTATCGGGATCGACATACCAGTGACAACACCGCACCAGAATACGCTGAAGGTGATTTTGTTCTGTTCTATTGTATGGATCACGATTGTGAACACATTGGACGCATAGACAATGTAGATAAGTTCACTGCCAGCTATGGCTATGACATCACAGAAGTCTATTCAGGCAAAATCTATAGAATCTTCAGCGAATTTAACGACATCAAACGGCTAGCCAGCCTCGAAGAACTCAAGGAAGCTGCTACCTGTTCAATGTATCATGACATTCAGAAACGAATTAATGAACTTGAAAAAGTTGACACCGCACCATTAACGCGGGTCAAGACCTACTTCTATAACAACCAACTGATGTTCGGCGACATCGCCGCCGACATGGAGTGGGTAATCCAGCAGTTGGAATCCCGCCTGTAATTTGAATTAATGCAAATAACCCCGCTGATCGAGGGCGGGGTTACCTTTCTTTGAGGGCTGTTAAGCCATAACGCACACTTATTTTAACAAGGGGTTTAAAATGCGCTACTTTTTTGTACGGATCGAATGCAATGACGTGATCGACATCAATGAACTGGTGGATGAGAGTGAAATGTTTCTGGTAGCCGAAAACCTGCATACCATTAACTTTTTAGGTCGCCAACCAGAACATACCCACTATTTTTCCATTCATACTGAGGACGACATTCAGATATTGGTGGATAGTGCGGATACGCTTCCGACAGATGCGATAATCGACCTTGCCGTTGAGACCGTGAGCGGATTTTTATCCTAATACTTATTTGGCCGGATACACTTCCGGCCTTTATTTAAGTCTAAAAATATCTTTGAAATTTCTTGCTACAACCTAGCCGTTTTATGGTATAATGGCTAGGTCTACCCCGTTCACATTTCAGTAGACAAATGGAGATACTACCATGTCCGACAAAAGTCAAATGTCGTTGTTGGACTTGTTACAAGTTCAACCAACACCAGCCCAAACGGAAACTATCGTGATCGAAGACAACAAGCCGATTGAGGTTCCTGTTATCTATGATCTTGAAGATTCCCCTGAAGATTCCCCTGAAGATTCCCCACCAGCGGGAAAACTCGAATTGCCTGAACTCAAGAGCAATATTATTGTGCGTCCCATCCCAACACCCGACGCACACGACGACGAGGAACCGCCAACCCGACGTATCAAGGCGCTGGTGGTGAAGCCTAGCCCATTCGGGAAGCCTACCGTGTCCAAAGCCAAAGAGGAAACAGAGACGGCAAAACCCCTCTATGACGGTGTTTTTGAACGGGGTTTGCAGACCCTCGCAGGATTATGCGACGGCGCAATTGCTGATGATGGCATTGGTTTCAATGCCGCCGACTCCTATACTGGTAAGTCCTATGCCGCCTTGTCCCTAGTCCGTCCCCTCACCAACGCGGAAATTCGTGGCGACGTAGCCAAATGGCTAGGTAAGTACAAAAACCAACTTGCCGATCATGGCATTATCTTGCCTGAAATCGAATTTGATGAGGCATTGGCAGAGGCAATTAAGCCTATCACCATCGACTTTGACGGCAAAAATGCTATAACAATTTTTGATTTTAGTTATGAGATCAAAGATAAGGTGAAGTCTATTCCTACCCGCATCTATGACCCTGACAAGAAACAATGGGCAATCCCACCGCACGGTTGGGATAAGATGATGGAGATCATCGGGGATATATCGGTTCTGACTCAGGCTATGCAGGATGCACTCAAGAACCCACCAGCACCACCCCCAAGTATTGAAGAGTCGCGGCGCATATCGTTGGATAAAGACCTTGTGTGTGTTTCGTGGGCAGTATCAGACAAAAACCACGAAACATATCTGCTCATCGCACGGGATTTGAATGGCATGTTTCAAGGTCGAGCGTGGAATAATGAAGCCAAACAATGGCAGTTCCCTATCGCGTTGATGGATACCGTGTTGAAACTGTATGCACCGCACCCCTTTGTTGTGGATCAAAGTATTCACAACGCCAAAGAACAGGCGGAAAAAGCCCGTGTCGAGGCGGAACAAGAAAAAGCCCGCATCGAGGCTGAACGCACAAAGCTACTAGCCGATGTGCGGGTTCAAATGAACAACATCCTTGCCGCCCCCCCTATTCCGAATGACTGGAAACTATTCGAGCATCAAATCGAAGGCGTGAAGTATCTTGTCGAGAATATGAAAACTATTCTTGGATTCGACATGGGTTTAGGGAAGGCACAGCCTTTATCTGCGAAAATCCTTACGCCTGAAGGCTGGAAAACAATGGGGGACATGAGCACAGGACAAGCAATCATTAACTCACAGGGTAGCACGTCGTATGTAACAGGTGTTTTCCCGCAGGGCGAAAAGGAAATTTATCGTGTCATATTTTCGGACGGCTCTAGCACGGAATGTTGCAACGAACATCTATGGGCAGTTAATAGCGCTAATCGCAGGCGGCGGGGAAACCCTAATCTCATACGTTCATTGAAGGAAATCACAGAAAGCGGACTGACGGAATCCAATAACAACAAACGTCACTTCATTCCAATCATTAAGCCCGTTCAGTATGGCAAGAAACCATTGCCGATACCACCCTACTTACTTGGCGTTATCTTGGGCGATGGATGCACCAGTCAGGGCAGCGTTTTTATCAGCAATCCAGAAGAAAGTATCTTGGAGGAATGTCATCGGCTTTTGCCTGATAATCTCTCTATGAAATATGCAGGGGGAGTGGATTGGCGTATCACATCAGGCAGGAATCAAGTTAATCATAATTCGCTAATTACAGACCTTAGAACGTTAGGCTTGTATGGTAAATTATCACATGAGAAATTTGTCCCCGAAATCTACATGCGGGGTTCCATTGAGCAGCGCATAGCACTACTCAATGGGTTAATGGATAGCGACGGCACAAGTGTTAAAAATCGACGGCATCCAACAAAACCTTCTTCTTGTGTGCAATTCACCAGCACATCTGTACAATTAGCAAATCAAGTCCGCGAGTTGATTGAATCACTTGGCGGAATCGCTACCATGTCAGATAAAATACCAACATACACCTACGACGGTATGAAATTACAAGGCAAGCGGGCCTATACTTTGAATATCGTCATGCCCGTCGATGTTTTACCATTCCGATTCTCGTCTAAACGCCATCGTTTTACGCCTCGCATGAAGTACAAGGCGACGAGAGGTATTAAATCAATAGAATACATCGGCAAAAAGCCTGCACAATGTATCAGTGTCGATGCACCTGATAATCTCTATGTCACTGACCATCACATCATTACACACAACACCGCAATCGCATCATTGGCAGCGCTGGCATACCAACGCGCCAAAAAAGCGCGAGTGTTTATCGTATCACCTGCCAATGTAAAACACATTTGGGAGCGGTGGTCGAAGCAGTTTGGGGTTCGCGCTGAAATCTTCAGTTGGGCCAAAATGCCCGTACTCACCATTAAGTACAAGGGGGAGTGGCAGGAAATAACGGATATTAATCCGCGTTCATGGAAAGCTGCTCTCAAAGCTGAAGAGTGGAAACTTGTCCTCGACAAGAAAGTTTATGTTTCCAGCAAGGACACACAGCCCTATATTGTTATCGCTGATGAAAGCCACTACGCCCAAAACAGCAAGTCTAAGCGTTCAAGGAAAATGGTAGGCTTGTGCAAGAAGGCCATCGGGGCATTTCTGTTATCGGGAACACCCATCCCCAATGGGCGGCCTATTAACCTTGAAGCTCAACTTGAAGCGATTGATAGTCCTTTAGTGGAAAATAAAGGTCTCTACCGCAAGCAGTATTGCAATAACGAAAATACACAGAATAGCCGATGGCACGTCAATACCGCCGCCGAAAACCTGCTCGAATTGTATTCGCAACTTCAGGCCACGGGAAGCATGTTGCGGCGCACTAAAGAACAGTGCTTGGACTTGCCCGAAAAGATGCGAATTTTCGAAGGTGTCAATGTGTCCAAGTTTTATCGGGACTTGTATGAACAAAAGTTCCGTGAATTACAGAAGGTCTATGCCGAACGCAAGGAACGGGGTGAAGTTACCACCGACAACGCAGACATCATTGTTGCCATGAATAACCTACGAATGGCAGCGAGTCTAGGCAAGGTAGAACGTGCTACCGAAATCGCGCTCAGTGAACTTGAGGCAGGTAGGCCCGTCCTGATCTTCACCCAATTCCTCGAAACCATCGGGCAATTGCGGACGGCTATCGAGAAGGCAGGCTTTGAGGTTGACGTGATCGAGGGTAGCACCAGCAGTAAAGACCGTGCCGCCATCGAATTGAAGTATCAGACAGGCGACCCCAAGCCACGATGTTTTATCGGGACAAAAGCGGCAGCCGAAGGCTTGACACTAACCGATGCTCAAGTGGTGATTTTAGTTGACCGCCACTGGACTCCCGGAAGTGCGCTACAGATGGAAGCCCGTGCAGACCGCACCGGCCAAAAGAATGCGGTAACAGTGTTCTGGTTACAATTCGGAATCGACGCGAAGGTAGACCCCGTGTTGATCCAAAAACAGGAGAATAGTAACCTGATTATGTCAGGTATGGCCCACACCATCGAGCATGAACGAGAAGGAAATATCTTGACCACTGCACTCGAATCCCTGTTCTTGTAAATCTAGGTAGGTGGAAACACCTACCTTCTTTGCGTTTATCACTATGGAGAAAAAGTAATGAGCAAAAGAAGGCCTTATAACAGTTGTGCAGGCTATGTAGCCAGCCGAAGGAATGAAATCAATCGCGGGTGGGTGGTTATCTACAAGGCGAAAGAAGCTGGACTGGATGACAGTGGCGGGAAATATGTTGTGTCCTGCGAAACTCACAATGTTAATGTCAATATGTCCAGCATTCCCAAAGCGAGACCCCTCTTGAAAGTTCCCGATTTTTGTGAAGAGTGTATGCGAGGAATCGGAGGGAAAAAGCAATGATAAAAATGAAGCATCACTATAACCAAATGGTGGAAGTAAAAATAAACGAAAACGGCGAAACATTTATCGTTGATGTGCATATCTATAGTGATGGTAAATATCTTCAGCTAAAATTCTCCAACGTTTTTTTACTGGCTGACGGCTCTCCAGTATCAAGCCCTCCAAAGAATTACGAAGATAATATGTCCCCAGTTTGGAAGATAGAAGAAATCATAGGATTCAGGCATATTAAGTGGAGTACTCCTGAATTTCAGGATTTTTTGACGGCAGCAACAACCAACTGGCTTCAGAGCCAGCACGCGATTGTCCCTAAGCCCACTGTCTGGATCGCGTTGTTCTGTCGGGGTACATACAACCCCGATGACGGACGGGACGGAAAATTTCGCGCATTAGGAACATTCAGTAGCCACTATAAGGCGATAAAATTTGTGGAGAATTTTTTCGCGACCGATGCTGCGCTACACCAGACTCAAGGTTGGCAAGTCTATAATGATGGCCAAATCAACTATATCAACTGGACAGATGGCAAACACCCGCAATATGCTATGGTTTACTCAACGACAATAGACCCTGAAAGGTAAAATTCCGTGAACGAGACTAATTACACAAAAGTCATCTATCCGAGCGGAACTTGGATAGCCTTGTTATGTGAAGGACATTATGCGTGTAGAAATTTTATCTATGAAAAAAATTCTGTGGCACTAGGTCGTCCCTTTAAATTAAAAGACGCTGCGAGGGGGTGGGTTGAAGAGTATGTCCAGAATGAAGATAGTAGTTGGGAAATTTGCTGCGAAGAGGATTTTCAAGTCGAATATATTAATTGGAACATTAATGGGCGTTCTGTCCACGCTCTAGTGTATCAATCATCTTAACAGAAAGAGGAAACTCGATGAAGAACAACCAAGACCAATTTCAATCAGTACTTCCTAATCAGCAACCCATCACCATTCGCCATTTTACAGGTGTCAATATGGTGACACTCGAAATTCCATCCGCAGACGGCACAAATATCGGGCGCATTGATTTTTCAGTAAAAAATTTTGCTGACTTTCTCGCCTTCTGCCAGCAATTTTTTGTGGCGCAAGTCGATTATGCTCCGTATCAAGAATGGCTACTTGGTAAAGATATTGTGTATCAAAAAGACAATGTTCATTGGCGTGCCTTGCCCCCCTTCCCCAATGAACCGCATCCAAATGATCGAGACCCCTTCGAGGAATACTGGTTCGGCATCGGTAAAGCCGTTGGGTGGGGAATTAATTTTGTAGAAGGGAATGATGATGAGCAAGAAGGTCGATGGCACAGTATATGGGTAGATTATTTCAAGGAAATGCCTACCACGCGCCTTCAGAAGCCTATTCGCCAAGTATACAATGAGGCATATCAAACGTTCTTGCAAGGCGTTGAGGCCGGTGATCGGTCACGGTCAACCTGAACAGCATGGGGCGATGCGTGGCACGATTTTTGACCACTATTTGAACCTATGCAAATAACGAGTATCATTGCCTTAACAATGAAATAGGAGATAAGAGCATGGCAATGGACAATCCAAATTTTAAACGAGAAATTTTCCACTACACGAGCGGCGACCTTGCCAGCATGTGGTTTCCCTCATTCACGCCCCAAACACAGCGCAAGTACATGCTGGATGTCATTCACCAAATGCGCGAAGCCATTAAAAAAGATGGCTATGCACATTTCACCTATGGCTATCGCCGCTCCCCGCATGACCCCGAACGCCGATGGCAGATCATCACGGGAGCGTCAGAGATTTATTTTGACGACTCCAAGCAAAGCTACATTGTCGTCATGTCGAACGTAAATGCGAATAAAGTACAACGCATGATCCGCGAGATTGAAAATCTTAAGGATTATAAGCGTGTTGTCACCAAACTGTCGGGAAGCCAGAGAAATTTTTTGGCAACCCTAGAACTCGTTCGCGACGTTGCCGAAACGCAACCATCCGAAACTTATGCGCGGGTGTACTTGACCTTCGATTGGCGACGGCATTTGCGCCGATACCCGGCTAATCCAAAGACTCCAGATAGCCTTATCAAAAAAGGTTATATCGCCGAGATGGCCATGGCGCGAATCAGCACGGAGGGTCAGGTAATCTATGAGTCGGGCGATGTGGAACCAATTTATGTCATTACCACGTCAGGAAGGAAGGCGCTTGGGCAGGATATAGAGGCACTTGAAAAACGGAACGCCAAGGAATTAGCACAATTTCAGGAGGATAAGTAGATGGCTGAAGAGAACTTAGTCGAGGAAAATAAACGGCTGAGGAATATATTGTTGGAGCTAGTGGATGCAACCAAACCGTTCATTTGGATTTCAGAAGTTTATGTCTGTCGTACCTGTAAATCTGAAGCGGTTGGGCTAGACAATCTAGAACACGCGGCGGATTGCATATGGGCAAAAGCAGAAAAGGAATCGACGGTTGGATAACGGACATTCTAGGTACGCTCAGATTTGATAACATAAAGCAAACAGATAAGGAGATTAAAATGGCAAAATGGTTAGTATTATGGGAAGAAAGAAATAAACACACTAATACATGGGATGCACGCCAACGAGAGGTTGAGGCCAAAACCGAAGATGAGGCTCTTGATCTTGTACTTGGTGGTTATGAGGATTCCGATCTATATAATAACAATCGTTTCGTTGAGGTAATTCCAATCCTTGAAAGCGAGGATTGAAATGGATAACCTATTGATTTGGTGGTTAAGTCAAGCCGAACACGAGTCTATTGGTCATCCCATAGACTTGTCTCAAGAGGATGAGATTGAATACTGGAAAGAGAAAGTACCAACCGAGTATCCAAATATCAGCGGTTGTATTGATGTATCGACATGGGATATTCCAGCGTACATCAAGTCTGAGTTCAGTAGCATGGGAGGCCGACCATTGCGAGGCAGATTATGGGTCGCTCCAGAGATAGACCTGTCAGAGATTGAATGGAACGAACAGGGCGATCACTTAGGGTTAAAAGAACGTGGCGGAATTGTGATTTTCGAGAAAGATTTGAAGCACATTGCTGATTTGGGTGGAATTGTAACTGATACAAAATTGCGTATCCCATATCGCAAAATCGAGCGGTAACAGAATGGGTTTTATGGAAAGCGAGGATTGATATGGGTAATAATTCAGCATATACAGATATGGAGGCCGCAGTCATCGGGTTATCAAACAGCCTGAAGGATAATCTAACCAAAGATATTTTAACCGCAGTCTGTTATATATTTTCACGCTACCCCGATATTGATTCGGGCGGATCGTGGAATTTAACGGACTGGAATGGACGTGACATGGAGCGCATTGTTATCGAAACATGCCGCCCCGATTTCAACTTCGAACTTGTTCCAACGCCAGAAAACACACCAAACTATGATGAAGAATATTTCTCTGATGAGCAAAATGTTGAGGATTGGCGTTGGTGGCGTGAAAGTGACGAGTTTGATGCAATCATGAGGCAGTGGCGCGACGAACTTAAGGGTCATGGTTCATAGGAAGGGTCGTGAGGTGGTAGCTAAATTCACCGAAACAGAAGTCTACATGGCTAATCGAGTTAATGACATGTTAAGGAAAGCTGAAAGTTACTTATCCATATTCACCCGCGATAGTCAGTGGGCTATTGGGTCGTTTATTGACGATGTAGTCTGTCAATCAGATCACTATGGGGATGTTCAAAAAGTAGCTTTCGATGAACTTGATCGACTAGGGCGTACAGGAAAAGAGGATTGAAATGGAACAACCAGAAGTTTGTATTTTTTGCGGTAGCGACGACATCAATGATGATGGTATTGAGGTGGATGTTGATCCTATAGGTTATTGGCACACGGCACATAATGATTTTCGATGTAACGCCTGTAAAGGCATGTGGCAATACAACGCTACAGTTTACATCGAGTTCGATTATTCGAAGCCGCAAGTGACTATTCGTGGCGGGTAAATAGAAAGGACGGCGCATAGCCGTCCCCATATTCAAGTAATTGCAAGTCCACTAAGTATAACACAGGAGAATAAACCAATGTCTATGTCACCAGATGAATACACACAAAATTTTGCCGACCGATTCTATGTGGCGCGACGAGAGCGCCAAGAAGCCCATCAAGACTGGACTCCGCAGCTAGGAGAACCCGTCAATGTTTTGTCAAATTTCGAATCATTGCGGGATGATCGATTCGTATACTACGAAGGCTACGTCCTCAGTGATGACGACGGCTTGTATAGTATTTATGATGTCATGGCCAAGAAGGTAACATATGCGTGGAAAAGAGAAGAACTCATTCCATCTTCCATGTTTGGCGGTAACGCCAAGGACGGGCATGTTTTCATGAAGAATGCGGCAGGCACAACAGTATGTGCCATCACCGTTAAGGGGAAGCAATCAACCTTTATCACCGCCCAATTGGACGTGGAATTATTTCCCGTCCTCGAACACCTCGTATGGTTCATGTACGTGGTATTTTGGGGGAAGGTGTTCTATGCCGAGAGCTAAGAAAATCCACGATGAAGATATTCCCCACATCGTTCGTTTGTTTCAGCGAGGCTATAGCCAAAAAGCAGTGGCCAAACAATATGATATTTCATCATCAGGACTATCGTCGGCACTATGTCGGCGCGGTATCTATGTGAAGAACATTCAAGCCGTTGATGATTATATAGCCGATCATCCAGCACTCGTGACATTGCCGCCACCGAAGCCGCGACGAGTGCTGATAGAGGTTATCCCGCACAAAAATGGAGTAAGATATGGACGAACGAATAAGACGGCGTTTGCTCAACATCAAAAAACACGTTGATGCCGGAACGGGCAAAGAAAGAGAAGTTGCCAAGCAGAAGCTCAAAGAACTCATGTCCCAGTATAACATCACTGAAGCCGACTTAAAGCCAGAAGCATTAGTGTTTGTCACATTATCCTATGGTAATCGGTGGCAACGTCAACTGTTGTATGGCTGTATCTTCAAGGTGCTAAATCAGGCTGAGGTTGGCTACTATCGCGTGAATAATCGCTCGATAGAGTTAGAAGTCACCCCGCTAGAAGCGGAACAAATAAAACGTCTCTACGAGGCCGTGAAGCGGCGATGGGATGAGGAACTGGATCGCATGATAAAGGTATTCATTCAAAAACATAAGTTGTTTTCGGATGATACACCAGTATCAGAAGTTAAACTCAGCCCGGAAGAACTAGCCATGATGCGCCAAATTTATCGCTGGATGAAAGATGCACCAGTGATGATGGATAATCTCATGATCGGTGCAGGAGACAAATTTGCATTACCTTCAGGTTAATTACTATACGAAAAGCGTCACCTTTGCTTGACCCCTGAGCATAAACCCATGTAAACTATCCTAAACGCGATGAATAGGAGGGTTAACTATGTGGATCAAAAATCGGGTGGTTGTAGCAATGGTGGCGCTTTTTTTGTTGGCCTTGGGGGGAGTTGGTGGTTATATGTTAGCCAACAGGGATTCGATATCCGAATCCATCACCGCGACTTCTGTGCCTCCAACCCTCAGTGAAACCGAGATCGAAACACAGAAAGACACGATGAATGATTATTTCATCGAATACATGCAAGAAAATCACTGTGAGCCTACAGAGATACCCTTCTGGACGAGCGTGATCCACCAGCAGGGATTTTTGATGCAGCTCTACAATAGTTCTTGTGGGGCGGGGTTCGATATAAAAATCACCTGTGCAATGGGAAACTTCCTCGATCAACCCACCATCTGCATCGAGGGACATGATAGCCAGTTTTTCATCGAGCAATATTTTGATTGAGATTGAGGTAAATAAAAACCTTCGGATTCGTTAGTCCGAAGGTTTTTAATATAGGAGATAAACCTACCATATCTTGTCTGCTCACGGCTTGGGAATGTCTACAAAGGGGATGTGTGCCGTGTTTGGAGGTTGAAATAATCATACCACAAGGTAAAACGCAAAACAATCAATTAACGTTCGGTTGTCTGTGATATATACCTAATTGAATTGCTATAATGAAAACGAGGGCTGCTATGCGCCCTCGCCTGTCAATCATTTCATTGGGGACTACCTTATCATAAATTATTCCAAAGCGATGTTATGACCATTCGGCATGAGCATTCTCCGTTATAACTTAATCTCTGTAGAAACGATATGAACAGTCTATATTTTACTCGTCATCAGTACGCAAAACAAGTGTTCCAAATATTTCACCCGTTGTTGGAATGTCCAACTCGCCTACTTGTAACATGATCCACCCGTGCTTTAAGCGACGATAGGACATTTTTGCAGCCTTCGCAATCGTTAACGAGGTTGTCTTGCCTTCTTTGGAGGCTTTGATATGGGCCTCCAATTCTGCTTGTGACCAATTATTCGCTACCGCACGATCCATCCAGTAGTGAGGCCGCTTAGAATGCGCGGCAACGCAATGCATTGTCCATGTATGATCTGCATACCGCTCATCAAATATCTTTGATGTTCGGTATCGCCGTCGGATCAGCGACGGCGACCGGTTCACATCGGCAGCCACCTTATCAAAGAAGTCGCTCCGTTCCTTCGACCGTGCCACGCCCGGAAAGCGTTCTTGAACTTGTTCATAAATCAGGTCGCCTTGCGCCCACAATGCCCCATTTTCGCCGTCTAGGGCTTGGCGTAAGCGATCAACAAAGTCAGTGTAATTTTGGTCTATATAGTCGTTTGCAAACTCGTCTATATAAACATTTTCGATAGCCATACCAGCAATCATATCAGACCTCTTTAGCTTTCACTTCTAGGAAACGATATTCGGGATACAAAACTTGAAATAACTTAGCACAGATGATGTAGTCCCGCGTTCGATGACCTTTTACATCGACAACAGTAGGGACACCAGCTTCAATATAATAAAAATCAGCGGTATAGGTAACCTCTCTGATTGGTTTTCCATCATAATTTTTGAATTTGGGTATCAGTTCAAATTGCGGCTGAAGTAACAATCCTGATATGTCGCCAATAGTTTGACGGATATCGAGTTGGATAAAATAGTCTCGTTCCGCTTCGGAATCAAAATCCAGCAACACATCCCCATGGGAATACGTCACCGGATTGTTGTTGAATTTCCGACGCTTTGGCTTGCCACCATCCGCCTGCTGTTTTGCTAATTCTCGCAACAAATCAGGCGGTAAGTGTTTGTTGATCTCAGGATCAATATGATTAAGAATAGTGGTGTCCATGTGTGACTCAAATAGTCAGGAAGAATATCCTGATTCTATCACTAGACTATTCGAATTGCAATCAAGGCAACTGGGTCACGAGGGAATTACTTTGACAATATACCGTTTAATTTCTCGCAAGGCATCAATGATACCGCGAAAGTAATCTCGGTCAGCGGTAGATTGGGTGTTCATTTGTTCTTCAACAGCCGAATCAAGCTCACTTTCAATGTGTTGCCATATTTCGTTTAATGTCACCATCGCCTGTTCTGGATCAAGGTCTAGGATATTTGAGGACGTTTCTACAGAAGCTTCTTGTTTCTGAGATGGGGGATAAACACCAAAGTCAGGGGTCTTTGTCGGCACATCATCGCCTAAAAACGTATAACCCTCAGTCGGATAGGCGATGTGATTATCATCCACATAATCTTTATTGTTTTTTATGGAAACCATTAAATCATCTTGTGGACTTGGAGTCTCATCAGTGTCACTTAGCACGCGCTGCACCGTGCGGGTAACTTGGCTTTCATGGTGCTGTCGTGCCTTTTCTTCTTCCTTGCGCCGCCGAGCTTCTGCGTCCCGCACCGCTTGCTCTTCCCGTTCCCGCTTCCAGCGCTCTTGATTAGCAGCGCGTATGTTGGCGCGATCCATAATCTTCCCATTACTGGTGAGAATATCACAGTCTTGGAGTGAATAAGGATCAACCCCTTCCGGGAATAAATGTGACTTTTCTTCGATAAGTTTGCTGATGATGCGTCGCACCGTCGCGCCGCCGATACCAAGCTCTGCCGCCAATAATTCATCGGCGGGTTTGAGGGTGTAAACACCATCCTCGACGACAAAATTGCCATATTGGTAAACGGCACGATCCTCAATAATTTTGCGCTTATCTTCTCTGGTGAGTTGAATGCCATGTTCATTATTAACTTGCTCAGAATACATCCGAGCAGCTTTCCAGTCGCCTTCGTAAACTATCGCTTCTATCGACTCTTCTTCAAGACGGCGACTCATCTCAACGCGATGCCAGCCATCCCCGATCCGATATTTCTCATCGTCAGCATCCCAAAATAAAACGATAGGGGGTGGGACTTCCCCGTGTTTTTTTCGTTCGATGTACATGTTAAGTACATCTTCATCAAGGGCAACTCTTGGTTGAACCCTCGTGTCGAGGTCAATTTCATCTAGCCTGATGTTCATAATTGTTTGATCTGACACATATATCCCTTTCTTAACATTCCCATTACATCAACAATTTTAACACAAAAAATCACCAGTGTGAGGTGATTTCTCTATTCTGTACATATTTTAACGCAATTTAAATGCTACTCTGAAGACTGATCTTCATCATGATTTAATACCTCTATTGCCTGTTTAAGATACCATTTAATAAACCGGTTAATGTGGCGTAGTTGCTCAGTTAGTTCGCTATTAATCTTGTTGAGCCGTTCAGTTACTTCGCTTAGCATAAATGAATCAGGCTTTTTTGCATCGAGTGAATCTTCATCAACAAAAAGCGTATCATAAATATCATCTACTTCATATCGCCCTGACCGGACGACGGACAAAAATGCTTCATCATCAATTCTGGCTAGTCGCCGGGCTTCATGCAAAAAGGCAGACTGTGAACTACCCACTAAACCATTCCATTCACGATCATCCCCATCTTGTAGATTAGCTACCTGAAACAAGGTCTGAGCAAAAGCAACCAGTAACTTATATGCCCATCGAAAATTGCGTTCAGCTTCATCAGCATAAGTTAGCGTATCTGTATCTGTGAGCGTATTATTCCAAGATGGCAAATTAACGACCGCATTATTTAACCAACTCAAACAGTCCTTACATAAAGGTCCTTCTTTAGTTTTCTTCGAACAACGAACGCAATTCATGAATACACCCTTTTAGCTAAATAAAGATAATTGATTTGACGGCGGCTTTATTTCCTGCCAAACCACATCCAGCCGCTTTCCTATCATTTGGGCAACCGGTAAGCGATGACAAGTTGCCAAGGTCGGGCAGGCACACATCAATATCACCCCTACGCCTTTATCAAAAACATACCCAATGTCGGCGAGTCCCTTCTCTGGATTCGCAATTTCAATGGGGCCGTCGTTGTTATAGTTTCGGTTTCCCAACGCCGGACACCAATAATAATATCTTTTGCCCATCAGTTTTTTTAAATTAGGGTATCGCCACTCGGAGCGGCGCGATACCGACCTGAAACGAATATCTACAACAATAGCATCAAAGTCTATTGCGACCGCCAGAATCTTTTCAGGGGTCCAGCCTTTCTTGTTATAACCGATGGTGTAAAGGCTAGGACTCATTTTTATATAGCCGTTTCACGAGTTCCTTGTACCATCTGCCGACTGTCATTTGTGTCGCCGATTCGTTTCCAGTCAGAAATAGCTCTGTGCAGACGGCATAATGTAGGCGTTCATGATGTGACCAACTTTTGCGATCATTATACCAATCGACCATATGGTCAATGTTCACTTGAGTTGGTTTAACTAGCCCTTCTATAGGCGTTTTATCTGCGCTCCCCTCAACGACCAACTTTTCGTACATGTGCTTTGCAAGGCTGTATGAAGCCAATGACTCTCGATGCTCCATAAGTGTCACGGCTTCTGATCTACTTTTGATAAGGTCAATACGACCTATCATTTCTTCGATTTTTGACTCTAGCCAGTGCAGATATTCATCCATTTCAATCCCCATCTTCGTTTAGTTTGTCCTCAATTGCCATTCTTTGTGCAGCCAGATGGATAGGACTAATCACTCGCATCGTGTCCTTCGGAAGGGGAGACCCTAACACATCGGCTATTCCTACCCAAAACATATAATGCTCCAAGCACTTCCTCGTGATGCCGTCAGTCTCAGTCCACACAAACTCGATGCTTGCTATATCCTCGCATCCTTCAGTCTCGCATGGGTAATATTCTGTGGGAATCATTTGCTGCCTCTTTCTAGACCTAGCTCCAATTGATAGGTCGCCACTGGTAATCTGCGGCGTTTTGGTGCTTGATTAAACATAGTCATGATATTCTCACAGGAGCGGCGAAACGCTTCAAGGTGAACAGCTTCTTTGCGATAATCACCGGCTTCTGCCAGACGCGGCCAGTGCTTGTTTTTTGCTGTCGGATGCTGCTCATACTGAAAAAAACGTCCGCCCCGTGCATGTTTATTCCATGCGTTGCCATCGCAACTTCGGACATCTAGCCCGCCGTAACCAGCGATTTTATATTGCTCCAATGGACTACCACCTAGCAAGTGCATTGGCCAGCCGACAAATTCTGCGAGTGGCACATCTGTACCACCGTACTTAGTCCAAACCGAGTAGGCTAACCGTACCCGCTTGCCGGCAATGATGCGCGGTAGGCGTTGAATGCCGTACCATACTTTCGGAATGATTAAAACTTCATCCACGTATGGCGCGATGTCTTCAGCCCAACCTAGAATTTCTGGAAGTTGATCGTCTTGCATCCAGTCCAACACGGTCGCCATAGAAGGCTTGTGTTTCGCTACAGCCTCAACGTAGGACGTGCGGCGAGGTGCTTTGTATTCGTTGTCTGCAAAATATAAAGGTTCATGGTAGACGATAGCTGGCAACCGTGCGCCCGGCAAAAACCCATAGGAGAGCGCAATCTCCATATAGGTGTTATTGTTGCCAGCACAGTAGATTAAATCTATCATTCCAATCTTCTTTTCAACCGGGAAGAAATTCTTCTTGGTTCAGTCTGTCGATGGGGGTGGTATATCATTTATCATGCGATAACTGGCACATTGATTTTCGTAATATTCAATGAGCTTAAATGTTCCTTCTCGCTGAATAAAGACATGTTCAAAGTTCTCTGGAAGAATTGACATATCATCAATTTTTCGTAGCTCCTGCTTCAGTTGTGGTATCCGATACATCATGTGATCGTATTGTTTCTGATTCATGCGGATCTTCCTAGCAAGTCCATTCTAGCTACGCTCACGATTTCTCAAACATAATGACACACACATCACAAAAGGTATCACCTTGCGATTCATCCTCTATATCGTAGAAATTAACATTATCAACAGGCGAATATCCGCCCATGCACCGGCTGCAAAACTCAACGCCGCAGTGTGAACATGTCAAGATGTCATCATTACAAACTTCGCAGATTTCCATTTCATATCTCCATTTTGTCTAAATGTTATCAAATCAGACGGGTAACAGTATGTCCGCACTATTCATCTGGCACTTTGCCTTGATACTGCCGACACCAAAACTCTTTGCCATCCAAGGATACCTCTATGGGATTGATACAGCGGAACTCGTCTTCTCTTCTGACATAGACGGAGCGCTCACCTTGTCTAATAACTTCTACAGGTTGCCCACAATGAATACATTCTTTACATTCACCCGACAGAAGCTTAGCTAACCGTGTCATCACAATAGCGGCCTGCTTCATAACATCGTCGTTATCATCCATCCTTCAGTTCGTCCCTCTATCGACAGCAGAGAACCCACCAGCCATTATCTGAGTAAAGGTTCCGTTATCTGCCGTCATCAAATCCGTACATATCTGGGACGCAGTTTGAACACCAAGCTCAGTTAATTTGACACCCTCGGCGCACGGCTCCAATATCCCAAGTTCAAGTAATGACTGTTTCACATCATGGATGGCAATGAAGTCACTGGTGGGATCAACATCTTGTGTTGGATTAATGTAAAAAGAGGCCAGCCATCTAATCTGGTCTTGGTTGAGGTCAAGGATTAATCGACTCATGAGATACCTCTATTTGAACTAATTCAATTAAAGAATTTATCTAACGTTCCTGATCCCAATCCGGCGCTTCTAGTCTGCCAGTTGTGTCTTCATAGCGCATCACGGGACGGATCATAATAATATGTTGTGCAGCATGGATAGCAGATAAGAACTCAGTTTTGTCGCGATAGTGCTGCACTGGAAGCTTTTGAAACTTATTCCATGCTTCTGAAATTAATTCCATTACCTCATGTTCTTCAGGGGTGAATATATCCTTTTTCTCGTTCATATTTAGAAGTTTTTTGCCTTAGCCTTAGCCTTGAGAAAATCAAGCCCTGTCCAGTTATCAATAATCTCGCTACACTTCTGAATAGCTTCTTCTCGTGTTTTGAATGGTTCCTTAATGAATAGTCGCGCCCACCCTATATCCTCAATTTCCCAAGGCGATCCCTGAAACGGGGTTGGTGTGCCGTCGTCTAGTGTTGCGATTACCCACCATAGCTCATATTCCGCTTCAACGCGGCGAATATCTTCAAGATCATCTTCAGTTATGTTGATGCGTTTCTTGCTCATTTCATATTTAATCCTAAATTAAATCCAATAACAGAAACCTCATCATCAGTAGCCGCCTCGCACCAATGAATAAAATCCGCTAACGAACAGCCTCCCATAAAAACGATTACCCACTCATCGTCAGGAATTTCGCCATTATGTTCCACAACCTTAACAATCAAATCATGGCTTTCTGACAGAGCATATGTGCCGCCGCCAACTTTAATATGCCAGCCGTCAAGTAATGCACGTAAAATAATCACACTTTTGGGAAGCATTACTTTTTCTTCTTCTGCATATTAGAAGGTTTTGGGCGTGCTTGCTTGGATTCCTTCATTTTTAATTTGCGCTCAACTTCCTCGTTCCAGTCGCGAATTGCTGCTGGAACTGAGTTGAGTAAATTGTGCAATTCTTCCCCAAAGTCTTCCGGGTGCAATAACATGTCAGGAATGTTGGCGCATACAACCGTACACACCGCATTGTTCAATACCGCCTTTTCAATACGGGGGGGCTTGTATTTTTCGATTTGCCGATTCAACAAAACGCCCAAGACTTCCGGCGTTAATTGATGGCAGATAATGTAAAAGTATCCAAGCAAAATTGGATGCCGCTTCACATCAAATTCTAAATTCTCAATGATCTTTTCAAGGTCTACTAATTCCATCTGACTTGCTCAACAATCTTCTGTTTTTCGAGAGGAAATGTTTTTATGTGACATACTCTCCCCGTTAAAAACGGGGAGCATCTGACGTTAGCGCCGAATGCTCTGTTGACCAGAGTCTTCTATCGACTGAGACAGTATGAGGCGATGCCCCGCCTCTAAAATGTTTAATGCTGCGTTGTGGTCACGATCTAGCACAATGCCACAGTCAGTGCATTCAAAAACGCGGTCTTTTAATTCCAGTTTTTGTTTGCAACCGCAGGTTGAACACTTACCAGTGGTGCGTTCCCATCGGTCGATGAACAACACCTCTTTGCCACGCTTGAAGGCAACCCATTGCAAAATCTTGATGAACTGTGCAAAACCCAAATCGGATACCTTGCGCCCCCACAAGCGTTTCATACCTGCTAGACTCAAGTCCTCAAATACCAGCGTATCGTATTGGTCACACAAATCATGCGCCAATTGAAAGTGAAAGTTTAATCGTTTATCACTGATACGAATATGACGACGGGCAAGATGCCGTTTGCCTTGATACTGGTTCTCGGAGCATTTGCTTTTCTTGGAGACTTGCTTTTGTATTTGACGCAAGCGCGGTAAGTCCTGCTTGAAAAACTCTGGCGCGTCTTCTTTGTGGCCTGTGTTGGTGGTGAGAAAGGTCTTTAATCCAAAATCAAAACCGCCGATTTGACCTGTGCTGATTTTGTCTGGAACTGCCATTTTCTCAACAACTGAAAAGCAAAGCCACAAGTTACCTACTGCATCGCGCTTAATGGTGACAGTTTTTATATCACCTTGTAATGGACGATGATAGACAAATTTGTAGTTGGTTTTGCCAATGCTGATTTTACGATGTTGCTTGGTGGGTGTTTCATCATGCAATTTCCAACCTGCTTGTTTTAAAGTAAAGGAACTATATCGCTTGACCTTCTTGAAACGCGGCAATCCACCTTCTTTTGCAAAGAAGCGTTGATAGGCTTTTTCGTGACGCTCAATTATATCCTGTACGGCTTGAGAGCCTAACTTGCGCCAATACGCATACTTCTCGGTTTGCATTCGTAGTTTAGCGATATGTTTCTTCATTCGGTTTTCGGAGATGTGCTTGCCAAACAAATGATAGTAGCGTTTTTGCAAAGCGGTAACGTGATTCCAGACGATGCCAGCAATATTAATCTGGTCATGCAAACGAAAATCTCGCCTTGAGCGATACAAACGATACTTGTAGGTTTTACGGACTTCGATTATGCTTGGCATAGCTTTAACCCCGTTACGGTTGAAGGGTCAGTGGGTGTTTCAGCACCGCGACTGACACTCCACATTTTAACACACTTGTTCCAGAAATACTAGCCATTACGCCTTATATCCCCCGTTTGAAAACGGGAGTTTTACGGCGTTTTTCGATAAGGTATTCTTCCTGATGCTCGATGATGGTGAAACGGGTTTCCCCGTTGCCGGAAAATCGAATAGCCATCAACCCAATGTGGGAATTAGCATACCATTGGTATTCATGGCCGCTTAGCCGTCCTAAACTCAATAGAAGATTTCTTATGAAAAACATAGTGTCCACCAAAACGTTGTCAGCAAAATTGTATCACACTACTATTCACTTACAAACCTCTTTGCTGCCGTCTGTGTGATACAGTATGCCCGGAATGCCAAACTGCTTACACGCTTCAAACGTGTGGCGCGTACCACGCGAATGATTATGGCACAAGCCAAGAAAGCCATTCGCCGGGGCTTTCGATGCAAGTTGTGCCATGGCCTTATCACGAATTACATAACACGATCCAGAGATATTTCCGCCCTGCACTAACCAAGTGATCTTGTCAAGAATACCTTCCCGTGAACGCAATCCCCCATTCACCTCACAACCCACCGCGATCATCTTATGATAATCTCGCTGGACAACCGCACGCCACACCAAGGTATCTATACCTCGTGCATCGCCTACAATGATCCAGAAGTCTCGTTTGATTGCTTCATCAACTGCAAAAAGCGCAAAGTTATCTCGGTTCTCTAAACTTCTGGAACCTGAGATAACTAATGCACCTTTGTTTTGAATAAGCTCAACTAATTTCGGAGGTATCATCACCCGCCAGCACGACTCCTGCCCTGTCTTTGGTTTGCTAGCATTGATTCTCTAAACTCGTCACTAACGACTTCCCGCGCACCTGCCACTTCTTGAGCAAATTGTCGGGCGGGGAGCCTGCCAGTTTCTAGGCGATTCACCAGTATATCGAAGCGTTGCTCAAATCGTTGAATCGCATCTTCGATAAGATGATTTAAATGTTCGTTTGGGTCTGTAACATCAATTTCACGCCTGTCGAGGGCCATCAACGCCATCACTAGAATTTCTCGCTGGTTAAAACCTTTTTCTTGTAGGCGCTCAATAATTTCAATTGCCAAGTTTTGATCCTCATCATTCTCATTCAACTTGGCTTGAAAGTGAACGCTTCGTCGCATAGACATTATCAGACCTCCTATATGGCATTCATTGATTCTAACAAACGCCACAACTTCATTCCACCCCGCACATTCGCTAGGTGTGCAGTGGACAAATCTTCAGCTAACATAACGTTAGCATGATCTAAAATGTCCTGCAAGTATGTATATAACATCGCCGACCCGCCACCAGTCAGAACAATAGTGTCAAATGGAGTCGGACCACCGGCCCGATTTTGATATGTCGAATGAATGCGGTTGATAAGTCCAGAAATCGCCTGCGCTACTTCTTCCTGACAGGGATATTGTTTGCCCCCGCCTTCGAAAATCCCGGTCGCGATTGCATTCCGTAAGCGCTCAGGAACAAATACTGCCGAGTTGCGAAACTCGTCCCGGTAACGATCACGCAATGCCAACTCAAATGATTGTATCGTCTCGTTGATTCCGATATTTTCCGAGAAATCCAATCCGAGGTTAATCTGTCCACCCGGATCAACCCCGATGAAGTCTGTTGTAACTCCCCCCACGTCTATCACCAAGGCAGTGCCTTCTTGTACGCGACCATTTTTGTAGTGCTGCCCATCTTCCGCTAACACCACATTCATCAGCCCGCCAACCGGTTCTTCAAATGTGTTCACATGATCGACAGCAAAACGATACTTACGTTTTCCATGCTCGATTTCCCAATCGAACATGACAGCATCCATCAAACTATCGCGATAAGTTATATCTCGTGGAGGATGACTACCATAGAGGTAAATTTCCTGACTGGAGTCATATAATCTCACCAGCGCCGCCGCCATCAGCACACCATAATAATCTGCCGTGTAACGCGCTGCACCAGAACGCACGCTCCGACGATGCCCATGTGACTCGGCTTTGTCGCCGACCACAAACGGAACTCCGTTAACGCAGAGATAATCAATAGGAGGTTTCCCCCCCGTCCTTTTAAGAACGTGTTCATATTCCGTTTCCGATAGCTGGACGAGGGCATGTCGAAAACTGACCTCACTCGATGCAGATTTAGCTTTTATAATCGCATTGCCTGCATCTAACACTACTACTCTGTACATTTTAAAACCCCTTTGTTTATATTGGTATACAAGTATATATACCAGTATACCGCTGATAAACTCAGGGGTCAATAACCAAATGGTTTTCCTCTAGGTTGACAGGAATTACACCTGCATCTGATGATCCTATGTCATCTGTTTTTGTGAGAGTGCTTCTGCTGTTAGGCATACACTTAAACTACAATCTGAAGGAACTTGTTTGCGTGCATCTATTGTCGCGCCGCTAGTCAGTGACCTTGGAAGGATGCTAGGGTACTCGTGGCTCAGCACGATAGCGCCACCTGAAACGTAGGGGGACTCGACCCCCCTTCTACCCGGCTTTCACCGCTACGTCAAAACGGAAGATCATCGACATCATCATCGGTTATCGGGCCGTATTCATATTCGTAATCGTCAACATCACCCGAATCCGGTTGGGAAGTTTCGGGAATTTGCAGTCGCCAAGGTTCAATAGCTTTGGGTTTAAATGCTCGAACTGCAAGCAGCATGGTAGCTTCATCGGTTGGTGTCACCGAGTATATGGCCGTTGGATTAAAAAATTTAGTGAATGGCTCACAGTCGTCAACTTCTGGCACATCAATGCGTGCCATCTCAGCGCCTAATACTTTCTCGGTTGAAACAAAACCGGCAATTCGTTGCCTACCAAATAATTCGATGATGCAGGGTGTTCTATCATTCACGGATACCACCTCCTTCGATGAAGCGTTCTGGATAACGCTTAGCTAATTTTTCGATATTTTTACCAGCAATTTGTTGAAGATCAAATTTATTGATACTAACAATCCATGTCAAGCCAAAAAGAACGTTCATTAGTTCCATCTCTAATACGTAGTCACAAATCTTATTTTCCTGAAGGAAATCCGCATCGAAGATTTGTGCCAATTTGCCAATAGTCTTGCTTAGGAGAATAATCGCAGCAATTTCATCACGCACTGGATCGTCTATCATCTCGAAACCATAATTCTCCCCTGCCACATGTTTTTGGAAGGTCGAGAACGTAACTGGTGGCGCAACATCGCCACGTAGTAAATCCTTGGTCACAATATAACCAAGGTCCGCTTCATACGCTGAGGCGAACTCAGCCAGATACCACAACACATCGCCAGCTTCGCTTTCAAATTTATCAGACTCAAATGGTGTGCCGTGAAAATCGCGCTTCTTGAGCAATTCCACAAGCTCCCCACTTTCGCCGATCAAACCCCACAGGGCATTTTGTTTCCGCCGCCCGCCATCCATAAGCTGTCCAGATGTGCGGGCCGCAAGTCGTTGATATGTAGAAATCATGCCATTGAACATCTTGTTTGCTCCACAAAACCACCTAGTCAGTTGGCTAGGTTAGAAAGGAATATCCTCGATTTCAAAGTCTAAGTCTCCACCAAATGAGTTATCAGTTGGTGGCTGTACAGGGCCATTATTACTTGAGGCAGAGTTGAGGAATTTAATACTCTGAGCTGTAAGTTTTAATTGTGCGGCCATGGTTCCATCTTGACGTTGATAGGCATATGGGATGTCCATTTCGCCTTCAACCAAAACCTGTGAGCCTTTGCGAAGATACTCATGGCAAGCCTTTGCTTGTCCGCTCCACACAGACACATCAAACCAAACTGTCTTCGACTTTTTCTGGTTCGTGTTTGTGTCGTACCATGTCTTTGTAGTGGCTACTGAGAAAGAACAGGCCGCTTTGCCAGCGCTGGTATAACGTAGTTCAGGATCGCGCCCCAAATTACCAACAATCACAATCTTCTGGAACATTTAGAATAATTCCTCATAGGTAAACTTCCGGTTGACTTGATTAGAATATTGGCCGATGCAAAGCGCATGATCCGAACCGGGAGCGATCAAGTTGACGTAGACCCCGTGAATATGCTCATAACCAACAAGCGCGTAGTCGTTGCTGATGACCGGCATATCTTCTAAAATCATCCACTCAATTAAATCGTCGCGGATATATAAAGCGATGTCCCCAAGGGGGATGCCCTGATCCAACATTTCTTGGATCATGAGCGTTATTTTTTCGTGCATTGACATAAGTTTGCACCTGTTACACAGTTGGTTGATTTAATAATCCTACGCCACATTATAACGCAAATCAACCAATGTGTGAAAATTGTAAATTCGCAACGTGGTATATATTGGCGACATGCTCAGGAAGTACCTGCTCAGAATAATCTAAAAGCCAAATCGAGAACTGATCCCACAAATCTATAGGCAGATTACGGTAAATCGTAATCACACACACCTCATGACTGACTGCAACGAAGATGTCATTTAACCAGCCTAAACCTATCTGTCGGTCATATTCTTGCTGCACACGCTCCATTGCCTGCTTCGCTTTAGTAAGTAGAATATCAGCATTGGCTAACATTAGAACATCCCCAAGTCAATCTTGCTGTCATCAATGTGGTTGAAGTAAACCAAACGCTTAGGATCAAAGTTGACATCTACTAATCCCATTGGCCCATTACGCTGTTTGTTTATGCGTAATCGGCGCAGGCGGGATTGTGATTCGCCAACATAGCTTTCGGTATCGTCATCAATTTCAATCGTCATTACCACATCTGTATGATGCCCAATCCCTCGACTTTCCCGTAATTGTCCACTCTCATTCAATTGCGACCCGGTTACTATCGCAATATTGTACAGCATGGACATTTCTTTCAATTCCCGTGCAATTGAACTCAAGAACTGTTCGCGATTCATTCCGCGTGGAGTATTTTCCGCATGGGCCAGTTGTAGATAATCATAAACAACAATATGGAGTTCACCTTTGAGCATCAATCTTTCGATCATAACCCGAAGCTCACTTAAGGTGCATGGCTTATCGACATAAGTGATCGGCAAACTCGATAATTCCCCGATAGCGCGAGTAAAATCATTCTGCTCTTTTTCATTCAACTGGCGCGAAGCTTGGATTTTTGTATCCAGTTCTACTTGATACGCTACCTGCCGCGAAATAATTTCGCTGACCGGCATTTCGAGGCTAACAATCAGGCTTGAGTAGCCTTTCTTCGCACCATTCAAAGCAAAGGTCATCATCATGACCGATTTCCCCGCACTTGTAGCCCCCGCCACAACATGCAGTCCCCCTATGTGTAGTCCGCCCCCCAACTTACGATCTAAATCTATCAGTCCAGTTGGTATGCGGCGCGACTGACCACTCATTACTTCTTCAAAGTAATCCGTCACAGCTTGGGTCTGACTAATTAAATTACTCCTGTGATTTTCGTGTGATAATGCCACGAGACTTTCCCACATCTCGTTAAGCATTTCTTGGGTGGATTTGTTCTCATTCATGGCCATATGGGCAAAATCTGTACCCAATGACACGACTTTCCGCCTAAATGACAATCGCTGGATGCTCTTTGCATACGAGGGGGCTGCTGTGATAAATCCCATTGGCGTGTTGTTGATTAGGTATGTCAGATAGGCATATCCCCCCAGTTCTTCATACTTGCCCATCTGTTTGAGTTCGTCTCCGACCGTGATGTTATCAATAATTTCATCACGCATGTCCAGCCCAAGCATCGCCATATAAACCCATTGATTGCGTAAAATATAGAAATCGTTGGGTCGTAGCAATTCGAATATCTGCCGATTGAGCGTCGCATCTCCGTGCAACATAGCACCAAGACAAACTTCCTCAGCCTCGATACTGCTGATAAGTTCCAGATTCGACATTATGCCATCTCCTGAGTCTTGGTACATTCACAGGCAGCTTGTCCAAGTATGATGCCTGCGGTATCATAAACATATTTCCGGCCCCGATCACATTTCCCGCAGTACTGCCGTTGTCCAGACTCCTGACGAACGGACGGATTAGGCTCCATATGTTGCGTTTTTGCAATCCGAAACGCGGCAAACTTCTCTGCAAGTTTATTTTCTGATAATACAAAGTTCGCACCTGAATTATGCTTTTTATACCATGCAGCAAACTCTTTAAACTCCTGAACTGTAATCGCCTGTTCAATATCCATCGCAGTGAGGGAATCTAACAATACCGCTATGCGACCCGTGATCGCTTGTTGCTGGGCCGGCGTTGCCTTGTCCCAATTTTTGATACCCCATCCATGATAGGCGGTGAGTATCCAGAACGGATTTTGACCTTTCTCGTCCCTCACCGCTAGCAAACGGGACTTCGGTTCATCGGGAGACTTAGGTTTACGTCCGGGCTTCTTCTTTTTCGGGGATTCTTTCGTGGGTCGTACAGAGGTATTTTTGGTGTCCGTATCTTCGGGCAGTTTTTTGCCTGAAGGAATACTGGTTGATTCATTAGTTGATTCTAGTTGATTTAATGGAGTCTGTCCGACATCCTTAGACTCAGTCTGTCCGACAACCTTAGTTGGGGTGTACCCGACAGACTCAGTATGTGTGACATCCTTAGTCTGTTCGACAGTCTGAGTACGGCGTGCTTTTTCCGTTCGCTTTTTGTCGGCGACTTTGCGTTTTTCATATCGTTGGTGCATTTGTTTCCAACAAATTGTATCTGGATCAACAACAAGCCGATAGCTTTGTCCATATTGAGGATGAGGCTCCCCCTCTGGAATTAATAAGTTTAATTGTTCTAGTACACCTAGGCAATTCTGTACTGTACGACGATTCTTTCCACACCCATTATGATACGGGTTGTTTTCGATTCCATCGGTGAAGTCTTTTAGTGATATATTTGCTGTAACAGCGCGAGTGCCATCATCTTTGCGCCAGCCGATAGTATGTCGAATAGCATAACTATACACCTTCCATTCCGGGTCTGTGAGATATGGCATCATAAAATCCACAAACACATTCTGGTTAATGGTGCGAGGGTTGAAAAGATCATACGATGGGATAGCATGATCCACAGTCATAACTTCGCTCCGAGTTTCTTCAGTTGATTCGGTTCCACCATTATACATGAAATTCGTTTCCTTTCAGTTCCCCAAAGCAACTTTATAAACGTTGCTTTATAAACTTAGTTGTAGTAAACTATTTACTAATACTACAAGCCGTGCCGCTGCCTTCTTGCCGGGGCAGCTTTTTTTTGCTAGAAGCCTATCAAGAGACTTCGGCTTCATAGACACGGATACAATCTTGCCAGCTTTCCTCAAAATAATCAGCTAACAAGAATACAGCATTGGGTATTCCAGACAACACAACGCCGCCCTCCTGAATATATTTTTCAATCGTCACACGAGATACATGAGTATCAAGGTTGATACGATATAGGGTGGGTTTACCTGCCTTTTCCCATGCGTCTCGCAGGTTAACATGTACCTTGGTCGTTGTCTTTGTTCCGCTACGCAAATTAAAAACTCCTTTCATTAAACAACAAATTACATAATATGCGACATTTGATATAGAGTCAAGGAAATAAGGTATTTAATTGACATGTCTATTTAAATAGTGTATTTTAATTATACCATTTTAAAAACTGAAAAGAGGTAAATAACAATGCACCCCGGAATAACTATCGTTTATGAAGGTAAGCGTGGATGTGGGTATCGCGACAAACCGGGACGGCTGTATGTACGTCTCGACGGCGAAGGCCGCGGTTGTGGCAAGATGCCCATTCCATTCGAGGTATGCCCTTGTTGTGGTGAGGGTATCCGGTATTCTCGTGCGCCACGCTGGATCGAAGAACCCCACAAATTGTGGGATGATTTGATTTGCGGCGCTGGTGACAAAAAAACATGCCGAGGCTGTCCGCTGAAAGATGGTTACCACATGCCTCCGGCGTTGCTGATATGGATTGGGGAGAAGTACTACCCAACGGCTGCCGACTTCAAGAAAGAAGCGGAAGTCATGGGTATATCCCGTGCCATCAAAAGCATCCCCCGCGATTTTGTAGTAGGGCAGACATGGGTACTACTGGCTCACAAGAAAGCTATCCAGCTTACCAACATTTTTGACGATGACCGCCCCGAACGATATTGGCAGGAGGGTATCTTTCGAGTGTTCCAGCCTGACCGGATAGAAGTAATTGTGTCGGGCGAGGAACCTGATGAAGTCATTGACGACTATCTGAAACGTGGCTTAACGCCAGTTCTGGTCAAGCGAATCGAAGCGAAGTACAAGACTGAAGTTGTTGATGAAGACCCGCCAGAACAACAAGCTCTTTTCTAAATGCTTGCATTGCGTGTTAGTAAGCCATATAATCTAGTTATCTCTTTTGTCGGCGCAGTCCCAAGAATAAAGCGCTGCCGCAAACAATAGCGGATGCACACAAGTTTAAGAGATCGTTCGTCGTTACTGCCATAGAAGCGAAGAAGGCTGTGTTACCGTTTTCGGCATACCTACCTAATAACCAATATGCACGAAAGGCCGGATGGTTATAAGGCGCGGGAAACATGGTTGGAGTGGAGGCTCAATACATCCACTATGGGGGATGTAGTATCGGCGACGTTAAAGGGACATACATATTATATAACTCTACCCATAGCTTTGAGTGCAGAAGTAGTCTGCCTGCCCCTCGGTCGGGGCGTATAAATAGAACCGCCTGCTTTCCCGACAGGACTCGCCACGTTCTGTGAGTTGCGACGCAAGGCGCGGCGCAATTTCCGAGCAGGAAGAATGTAGCGCAACAGGAGTCGCTACGGGATCAAAAATGAGACGGGTTGATATGGGTAGCGGCGGGCCGGGTTGTCCAATGGCAACGGACTAACGTTCAAAAAAATCCCTTGATGACTACCACATATTATCCTAAAGTGCGAAAGACATACCGAACTATAACTAATAGAAGCGTAAAAATTAGAAAATATGTGCTAAAATCTAACCAGCGTAGGTTAAGCGTATAGCACTGAATTGTTAAAGAAAATGGAAGTGTGTAGGATAATAAATAACGTGGGGATGAAAACGGGATGTGAAAGAAGACGGCTACAACTTTAGCAGGGGAGCCGTCTTCACACAAAGTCAGCCGGAAGCTGAGCTTCGGAGATAATTCTATCATGGAAAAGCAATATCTAAAATCGAATAAAGAAAAGCAAATTTTGAAAATCCAAAAGCGATTCGTTAAACATTTATTTGGAAAGTACGGGGTTCCAGCATTTGCTGACACCCAATTTGCACAGATCACCAACCCGAATACTGTCAACAAATTTGAGGTGGCATATGGATGCTGAATTAACTGTTATCGAAAACACCGAGATTGCTCAGGTTGAAATCGAGGAACGCTGGTTAGCCATTGAGCAAAAGCGCATCGAGCAAATGCGCGGGGGTGTAGAGAATACCCGCGAGGGGTTGGCCGCGCTTTATCAGAAAAAGTCACAGGCGCTTGGCATGATGAGTACCGTTGCCAAGACTGGGCGGTATTCCAGTTCGGGAAGCGGCAACTATGCCTTTGCAACGAAGGATGAGGTGTTTGAAGCAGTCAGGCCGATCTTGGCTGAAGTTGGTTTGTCAATCTCAACGACCGTCCTACGCGAGTGGACGGAGGTTGAAGGCAAGACGCGAAAACTGCACATGGTATTCGCGTTTGGACTGTGCTGCGGGGACACCGGCGCAATAGAAATCAGCCGGTGGGTTAGGTGGGGTTTCGATAACGACGGCATGGGAGCCAACCGGATTTACTCTAATGCCCAAAACCAGTGGTTGCAGAAAATATTCGCGATTGACATGGCGGATAGCAGCGATGGACAACAGACCAACCATGCAGCCAATCGCGATCCGGTTAATCGCGAACAACGTAGCATCACCCCGCCTCGCAACACCGAAAAGAAACGACCTTGGGAGGCAGACCCCGTTACCGATGCTCAGAAGAAATTAGCAAACACCATTGGCAACAAACTCTATGGCAATAAGGTTTGGGATGGTGGTAAGCGTGCCGAATTATGCGCGGCAATTACCACACAGACATCACGCGGCGAGGATATACGAGAAAGTTTAACCCAACTCTCAAAGGCAGAAGCTAAAATCCTCATTGAAGGAATACAAAAGTCTCTCGATGAGAAACCACCTGCTACAGACCCGCCAGAGGGGTATGTGGTCATGACGGTAGAAGACGTTTACCAGCAAGAATTGTGGACTGACTTTGACCTGATGTATGACGATCAACCGGTTAAGCGCATCTCGTTTAATCCAAAAGAAGAACTCTATACAATTTGGCTAGACTCGCACGGCGCGGGTTCCAAGCCAGCCGACACTGAGATTTTTGCGTCCCCCAAGCCGCAGGATGCTCAAGACGAGGAAATTCCGCAGAATACCCCTAATGCGTCGCAGGCAGGGAAAAATCTTGAAAAAGAGCCGTCTGAGGCGGCAGCGCCCCCTAAATTGACAGTAATTGAGGGCGTGACCAAAATGGTTATCAAGCAAGGGTTTAAAGACATTGTTTCGGTGACACTTTATAACCCTGAAGGCTTTATCAAAACGGTCTCGCTCGAAACAGTCAAGTTTGATGAAGTGATTGGGGATTTAACAGGCGCTTCTATCGGCAGTGAAGTTGAATTTCCTGAGCCGATCCGTACTTTCCTAAACGAGAAGAACCGGTTGGTGCTGATTGAATGAAACTCGAAGACGCACGACGAATAGGCAATAACCTATTAAATAGGCTTGTTGAGCATTGCGAGGCAATTCACATCGTTGGTTCGGTGCGCCGCAAAGAACCTGAAGTGAAAGATGTAGAATTGTTAGTGATTCCGCGTCTTGATGGCGATGTCAACTTGTTTCATGAGGGTGTGGTTGATATGTTGGCCCACGACAATATCACTGAACGATTGAATAAAAACGGCAGGAAAATTGCTTCAGTGCGACTAGGCGCTAAAGAGATGGCGCTTAGTTACCAGAACATACCTGTAGACTTGTTTGTAACGGACGAGGATCATTTGGGGTTTCAAAAATGGTTACGGACTGGTCCCGCCGCCGCCAATAAATTCATGATGCAAAACCCGCCAGCGGGGTTACGTGTACCGGGTCTGATGTTCTACAAAGGGCAGATGAGCAAAGGTAAACGGGAGTTATTTGCGCGGGACGAACGACAAATGTTTGAGATATTGCGATTAATGTATTTAATCCCCGAAGCGCGGTCGGTAGAAAACTACCGCATTGCACGAAAGCAATTCGAAGAGCTTAAAGCCAAACGTTTCGAGTAGGAGGAACCTCTATGTATCGCCATTGTGACAATTTTACTGAACAGATGATCGAGTACGCCAATGCTCAGAACGATGCACTCAGCAAGTTGATGAAGAAAGTGCATCCTGTCGGCGAAGTCCGGTTACGGGATGTTATTGAGGTAGTCACATTTGAGGGAGCGCTTCAATTGGGCGTAATTGCCAATGCCGGTGGACATTGGTACGAACAGGATGCCCGTGAATTGATTGAAGATGTGATCGAAAAAGAGGGCGGGTGGGGCATGGCCGCCTATCACCTGAAGTCTCATATTGTCGCTATTCGTGTGATTTGCGAGGGCTACGAACCAAGCATGTCCGACGACGAATTTATTCAGTTATTAGAAAAAAATAATGTGGGCAGATGGGTTCTACTTAGAAAGGAAGTGGCTTTATGATTACGTTAAAAGAAAACCCTATCAATCAAATTGGTCGATTTATTTCTATTCGATTGTCAGAAGATGTACCCTTGGAGGGATTAGTAGGAAAAAGAATTTGGATACAAATCCACTAAGCGAAGAGCGACCTTATGTGGTTTTCAAAAACATCGCCGGCGGCTTGAGACCGGAAGGAATCATTGATACTATTTTCCGAATTGAGGGGGTTGCAATGAGTCGTGGGCTGGCAGAAGCGATTGCCGACTGTATATTTCTCGCGTTAGACTGCATAGATGTGGATATAACCGGCTTTGCGGGTTTCTGTAGGGTAGGGGGACAATATACGCTAATCGACTCGTTAAGCAACGGCGAAATGCCATATCGTTGTGGGGCAATGTATAGGTTTGAGTTGGAATCATGCTAAACGAAGTCATACTCCACCACCAAATGCAGGTGCTACAAACAATAATTAAAGCTCTGTTCGGCACTGGTGGACATATTCACTTTTTTCGCTTTGGGGAAAATCCTTTAAGTGGAACGATTGAATTGATTACGGATATTGCCTTGCCGGACACGATAACGAGGGAGACTTATTTTCGAAGTGTGAAGCCGGGGTTTGCCATATTACGGGGGTTTGGTATGAACGTGCCGCCACGGCCATACCTGCGGAAGAATGGACTATTTTATTTCAGAATTAGTTATGGGTATCGTCTACAAGATCAAAAGATACTCTCAGCCTAAAAAAGATACGGGGGAGGTGGGATGCCTCCCCTTTTTGATTCCTAACTTGGTGGCGTGTTGGCTACGCCATCCGTAACTGCATCAACAAAATCGACCACATCCCGCGCCACTTCCGCGCCCTGATGCATCAATTGGACGACTGATTGGGGAACGCTTTCAGCGAGTAGTCTTTCTGTTGTATCGCGTATCACGACATCGCGCAATACGGGACGAAAAACCCATGCGGTGAAGCCAACCGAACTCAATATTGTGAACAGTTGGGCAACCAATAGGAAAATAGTTTGTTGTGTTAGAGGTTCCATTTTGGATATTCCTTTATTTGAACTAATGCAATTAACGATCTGGTAGTTTGGGAATATTGATAGCATTGTCCCATGCTATCATCGTCAACTCTTGAGCCACCTTCATCCAGTGATTGGAGGTAGCCTGATACTTATCACGATCTGCACGGAGACGAGTAAAATTCTGCTTATACATGGTTAAGTCTGACCGTACTTTTTCTAGTTCAGTTTCAAACTTGCTTGCCCGATCTTCAGCACGAGTCAGAAAACCAGCCATAGATGAATCAACCTTGGCCCTTGCGACCCGTTCAGCAGCTTTCGCTCCCCAAAACTTAATCAGGAGCGTAATGCCCTGAACCAAAATTCCGCTGGTTAGAATATATACAATGATTGCGCTGAAATCAATTCCGAAACCCATCTATGACGCTCTCTCGTTGGTTGGTCCATACACTGCGGATGATGTCTACAGCAATCCACGCAAAAACAGAAAATACCGAGGGGTGTAAGACCTCAGTGATGGTGAGCATGGCTAGTGCATAGATATGGATGATAAGCGCAAACACCCATAATCCATATTCATACTTATTCATTTTAAAGGCACGGCTAACCATAATGTTACCAAATACGATCAAGCCCGCGCCATAGTAAAAAGGACTGATACCTAAGTTCTGAATAAAGTGTAAAGTCTCTATGTCCGAGTAATTGACATATTCAAATCCTAAAAACATAAGTAAGATCCCGGACAGTTGAGCCTGATGTGTTCTCAGGCAAATAAACAGACTGGACTTACTCGAACAGATTGCCCGTCGAAGTCCTGTCAAATATATAAAGCTAAATAATATAAATCTCTCAGAAGAACAGTCGCCACCAATCCATAGTATACCAAGAAGTACAGTATGCAACAATAGGGGAGAGGAACCGACAAGGTAATTTTTTAGTTTAACTTCCTTGGCAGACAAAAACAGGATCGTTCCACCTGAAATAAATGCACCGGCATAAAATTCCGCTGACAAATTAAATGCATCAGTGAACGTCTGCACAATCATTTCATTAGGGTATTCACGGAAGATCAACGCCAAGATAATCATAGCGATTCCGTAAATGTGTCCAGTCCAAATTCTTTCTAGCATTACCTATCCTTTAAGAATGCAGACGGCGAGAATGGCTAACCCACCGCCTGCTAACAGGAGAAAAAAGCACAAGGCTTACAAAGTTAGGGGGTGCGTAGCTGTGCTGCCACATTGCACCAGACAGAATAATCGCCAGTAACAACCGCAACGTTATTCATGAAGTTGCTGTATTGCTCTAGTGTTGTCATTAATCCCAATGCAGTGTTTTTGTCTAACACCATATCGGGAACAAGATCGTCCGGTTGGGCGACGGCATTAACATCGTCGGAAATTCCAGCATCAAAGTAGATGGCGCGAAGCTCTTCCGCTTCACCCAATGCCTGTTGAAGATCATAGGCTAGCTGACTCAAACGTTCGCCGAACGCGGCTTTGTTATTATCCATTGGCATGATCGTTATTCCTCACTTTCTTGTTCACGGTTTAATTCCGCTATCTTTTGAACATGTTCGAACTGGGTCCTGAAATTACGTTCATTAGCAATATAAGCATCTCCCTCCGGCCATGGTAGTCCTCCCGATTCATAGCGCCCACCGTTATCGTAGATGATATGATGTGCCTTGTCTGGAATGTAAATGCGACCAATAGCCTCGTCTGGCAACGAATATGCAGGTGCTAATTGTCGAAAAAAATCAACGGGCAGCATTAGCTCATTGATAAAAATGTGTCCATCTGGATGATGTTGAAATCGAACCATCTTACACTCCTACGCTTTGATGATAAAGTTAGTCGTTTGATACGGTTGCATATTATTGTGCGGGGTGTCGCTACCGGCTGTCTGTAAGGTTGTTCTAACTATGACATTTTGGGTGAAATCTGCGGCACGCGCCAACCAAGGAGTTCCCCCGCCGCCAAAAAAGCCAGTAATGGAGTGTGTATGCGCGGGCATCTCAGGGATAGTTACTGCATGTGTTTCTGCGCCGCTACTCTGTCCTAGATTATCAGCCTGTGTTGCGGTCACTCGATCTGCCGAGCTTCCGCCCATGTTATCTGCGCCGAGCGGGATGCGTCCGCGTAAATCAGGTATATTGAAAGTTGTTGTCATATCACCTGCGCCATAAATCTCTCCGACTACAAGGAATAGACTATCATAAGTAGCGCGACTCACTTCGCTTCCGTCGCATAATAACCAGCCAACCGGTACGTCCCCTTCATCACCCCCATAAGGCACGACAATACCTGTTGGTAGTAGACTATCAGCTTGACAAAGCGCATTAACCATGTCTTCCACGCGGTCTGAAAGAACCCGAATAGCATCGCAGCCCAAATTGCTTGGATCAACATCGAGAAATTCGGCTGAACAATCCATCAGTGTTAATGTCATAAATCACTCCCTAACTTTTGATAATATAATTCATGGTGAGGTAGGGCTGCATATTATTATGTGCGCCACCTCCCCCTGTCGAAGTTGAGATAAATCCAGAAGCAGGGACTTGACCGTCTGTAATTCGTAATTGCCAATCCGCACCGCCTGAACCTGAACCGACATAACCGGTTATAGGATGGTTATGCGAAGGCATTTCACCCGATACCAATACATGACTTTCTGCACCGCTACCTTGTCCAAGGTTGTCAGCTTCAGCGGCGGTTATTCGGTTTGCCGAACTTCCACCCATGTTATCTGCTCCCAAGGGGCGACGACCCCTTAAGTCTGGCAAATTAAAGGTGGTTGTAGTATCACCAGCACCGTAGGTGATACCAATTGCCTGAAACAAACTAACATAGGTAGTACGACTCACTTCACTTCCATCACATAACAACCAGCCAGTCGGGATTCCGTCATAATCTGGTGGGTCTGCCGCTTCAGGACCGGCATAAGCCACAATCAAGCCCGTTGGAATTGTGACAGACAGATTACATATAGCGTTTATTAGATCACGAGCGCGATTATATAATATTTCGATAGGCTCACATTTTTCATCTTCGGGATCGCCATCTGGCCAGTAGGTTTCACAATCTATCCTTGTCATATTTAGCCTTATGCCTTGATAAGATAATTAGTGGTTAGATAGGGGGACACATTATTATGTGCGCCACCACTGCCCGTCGAGTTTGAGTTATACACCACCCCGCTAACGGTAAAATCTCCAACGCGCCTCATGCGGTCTGGGCCAGCACCACCATTTAGCCCAATATCATCGTCATGAGTGTGCGCGGGCATTTCAGGGATAGTTAGGGTATGCGTTTCTGCCCCGCTACCCTGTCCTAGATTATCAGCCTGTGTTGCGGTCACTCGATTTGCTGAACTTCCGCCCATGTTATCCGCGCCAAGCACATCACGTCCTCGTAAGTCTGGCAGATTAAATGTTGTCGTAGTGTCGCCAGCACCGAACGTCTCGCCGATGACCCCAAATAAATTAATAAAGGTAGTGCGACTCACTTCACTACCATCACATAGTAGCCAACCACTCGGAATGCCTTGGTATGGAGGATCAGGAGTTTCGGGCGCAGCATAGGGAATAATTAAGCCGGTCGGAATGATGGCCTGAATGTTACAGAGCGCGTCCATTAAATCCTGCATACGTGCCTTTAACAACGGAATCCCGTCGCAGCCCATCTCGGTCGGGTTGCCGCTTGGCCATGTCTCGGTACAATCTATCAGTCCCATCGGATACTCCTAGAAATAAAATATATAGGCCACAGTAATCGTCGCCTGACTTCCAACACCCCAATTTCCGCCACCTGCGGCACTGGCACAAATTTGAAACGGCGTGGCTGGTAATGCAGGGTTTTGTGTCACGACATAAAATACATTGCTTGGGTTTACAATCTGGACATATGCAGTGACCGATGTTGCACCCGGAGGTACAGTTGGCATCGGGAAAGAAAAAAGCCGACCTGTATTTACGCCAGCATAATTACAGTTGGCCGCCAATCCCGGACCTTGACTCAGTTGTGCTTGAATTTGCACTGAGCCAACGACATTTTGAATGATGGTTGAATTATCATCAAACGTATCGTAGGTTTTCACATCGTCATAAACAGTCAGTAGTGGATCATATTCATCCGCAATATCGGCGGAAGTCAATTCAAGGTCGTAAACGGTCAGAAAACCACCTTGCGTTTCCAGATAGTCTTCGTATTCTATACTGCGCTCTCGATGGTCAGACTTGAAACCAACGATACGCATCCATTCTTGTAATCGAAACGACTCTACGAGATGAACTTGTTCAGTTAAAAAGTCGTAATCCTCTTCATGCACGAGGGTATCTGCAAATATCTTTTCGTTGATTTTTGGCGGACGAGGCAATACGACTGTTACATCACCAGAATAGTAAGGTGCGGATTGCTCCATTTCAAATACGCCACGTCGATATAAGCTGATTGCCACCTCATTCTTAACTGCTTGTGACGCATTTAAATCGTTTTGTGGCTTATGTATTTTGAACTCTTTCCGCAACTGGCAACCCCGTGAAATAGTGTTGTTGATGATGCTCCCACTTGCCGCATGAAGTGGGAAATCGGGATGTGTCGCCAACGTCGGATCAATATTAAGCGCATTAGATAACGCGACCGGCTGTGTACTCGACGGCCCCGACACCGGATATAATCGCTTTATCGGTTCTCGTGAAGGCTCTTTTAATCTTAGCGGCGATAATTGGTTTTCTTGCCGAACATAAAAACTTGGATCTTGCCCGTCGAAGGTCCCAATATCCAACAAGTGGGTTCCTCCACTATTGCCCCCATAACGAAAGAATGTGGGAAATCGCGAAGCCTCTAAAACATCAATAATTTGGGGCCATAATGTTTGATGGGAACGTGGATCAATTGTGATTTGAATGTCGCTCAATGTTGTTGTATCGCCTAATGCCCACATGCTATCGAGTGCAGTAGCCAGCAACGCGGTAATTGCTGCTGAAACAGCCACATTTTGAAAGTGAATATTGGCCGCAGTCTCACATTGCAACCGCCCTATTTCCCCATCACACTTCAGCGTTGTTTGAAGACGCTGAGAACTGCCCCGCTCAAATTTCGGGGGCGGGGACGGACTTCGGATGATCCCACTGATGAGTAATTCGCCATCTTGATAGAGTGCAATATCCTCTAGGTAAATATCACCTAGCCCTATCAAATCTAAGGTAGTAACACTGACCTCAAATTCAGGTATTTGGCGCTGCTTTTCGCTACGTTTAACGCGGATAACGCTAATTTCCTTCGTTCCGATGATGCATGTTGTTGCCATCACATTCTCCTAAAATAATGGTGAACGTGGACTCGCGCCCCGCCTGTATTACCAATAACCATATAGTTTCGTCCCGGATAGAGTTGTCCGGGCCAATCACCACAAGTACGATTAACCGCACTCGCCATACTAAAGAGTATTGCCCCGTCCCGCATGACAAACCCGCCACCTGCCACGTCGCCGATGACGGCAATATCGGTTGACTCAATCGTGATACCGAGACTGGCTGCAATCGCCGCGATGTCTGCCCAATCTAAAAATGTGACACACTCTTGTTGGCTGAAACCAATGTCGCGAGTTACCCGCATTTCTACACCATCTAGTGAGGGAATATTGTCAAATACATACATGCTCAAAGGCGGCGCACTCCAATATTTAGGATCAACCCGTATGCCCGTCCCAATAAAGGTTGGCTCATCCGTCCAACCCTGTGAAACCCACCCCGTTTTTACATCTATCTTGTGCTGGTTCTCATGCAGAATTTGACAAAATTCGGGATCAAAAAACGGCGCGATGTTGGTGACGTTCTTTTTCATAAAGAAGCGACACGGGTATTTCTCAGTGGATAACGACTGACAAGTAGGCCATGGCTTAAAATTATCAATATACGGGGTTTTAAGGATAGTTGTCCCCGTGCCAATTTCGCCCTCCGGCGACCAATACCAGAGCATTCGATTGAGCGGTTTCCAATAGCTCTTGGTTTCAAATGCCAGATCACATGTGTAGGAAAAATTATTATTCGATTTAATTTGAAGTTTGGTTATTCGGGCGCGATTGTGGAGCCAGAGGAAACGACACCCCCGACAACATCTCTCGCATTTACAACATGACTTATCATGTAAATCCACGCCAGATTCCCCCACCCGCTCGAAGCCTATAATATCAACTTCGAGTCCAAGCATTCGCTCTAGTTTTTGCATGTACTGCCCATCGCTGTGCAGTGTGTCACTGAAAAGCTGAAGCGTGAATGAATACTTCCGCACCTTGGGCTTAAATTGTGTGGACGGCATGAAAACCTTATTACTATCCTGAAAGTTTTTAGCGTCGCCTTGCGCCTCAAGCGTGATGGAGGGGAAGTCGATTATATGGGCATGTAGGGAAACGTCGCCGATTTGAAATATATTTTGAATTGCAGCGGGACCTGACATTACAATGTACTCCTTAAACCACCATTGCGGCGCGGCGGATTATTTCTCTGTGCAATTTCAATCGCATCCATAACCACTTCCGCTAAGGCAAATGGATCATTTACATCCGTACCTTCTGGTATCGCCACATTGACATCCCCGAATTGGCTAGTATTGATAATCGTTGATCCCCCACCACCACCCATCGGTGCAGCACGTTCAAGTCCAACCCCAAATGGCATTTCAACGAAACTTTCTAGCAGGCTGACCAATTGCGGGTCGCGTTGAACCAATTGCCCACCTCTGCCCACTACAACTTCGTTATAGTGGAGTTCTGCCAAGAATGAATCATCCGCATTGCCGGGTCCGGTATAGCCACCGGTTTCAAATTGCGGGACATCTTCTGTATTATTCCTACCAGCGTTATTGAAACTGTTCGGGATACCGCCAAGAGCGGCCCCGACTGTTCCAGCGGTATAGCGCAAATTGGCTAACGCCTCTTCCATGCGCTGGATTTGACCGATCATCAAATTAGTATTCGCGGTAAGTGAAAAGTTCGCTAACGCAAATTGACTTTGAATGGTGATGGAAGCGATTGTGGTTAAACGAGTAATATTCGATAGTGATGAAAGCAGTTGTGCGAATAATGTTTCTACTTGCGGATATTGCTCATTAAATCCGAGAACAAATCCCTCTATGAAATTACCAGCAATTCGAGCCGCAACGGTCGAGGGCGATTCAACACCCAAAGAAGATTCCGCACCCTCGGTAATAGCATCACCCGCGTCCGCCCCCGCATCTACCGCACTTTGACGGTTATCCTCAATACCCTGTATCAGTCCAGCGACAAAATCTTGCCCCACATTTTCAGCAGCTACAAGCAATGGGCTATCTGCATCGAGGACTACACCCGCCTCAATTGCATCTTGAAGCAGTTGTTGATCCTCTTCGGACAATGTAATGTCTTCCGGGTTTTCCACAGTGGCTTGTTCATAACTAACCCGAAGCTCAAGCAATTCAACAACTCGATCCGCGTTTTTAGCATCAAGAGCCGCTTGTAATTCGTCGTCTAGGGCGGTATTAATTTCATCGCCAAACACGCCTGTTGGGTCGATGAAGCCCTGTGCTACAAGGTCGTCTGGTCTTGCTAATGCGAAGTTGAGACCACTTAAAATAACTTCTGTATCGTCGCTTGATAAAGCGTCTGATATAAAATTAAAGGCATCGTTAACATTGACAAGTTCTGCCGTGCCTGTTTCCACAGCAATATTTGCCGCATCCATCCGTACAAGAATATCGCTGCTATTCAACTCGTCATTGAGAATAGCAACAAAGTTGTCGCGGAAGCCGGGGATTTGTAACTGGGCCGGATCGAAGGCGCTAAACCCTTGCAATATGCTAAGGAACACATCATCAGCGAGTTCGGCAGCATCTTCTGGTGGTAAATTAAATGTCCCCTGTTCGATCAGGGCCGCTGCAAAATCGGGGACTAGACCTTCTGCAACATCTAACGCTCTTAGGAACGATTCAGTATCAGAGAAAATACCAAATGCGCCTAAGTCAACTTGACTGAGTAAAGCGGGATCGTTAAAACTCTCAAGGATAACTTGGAAGGCTTGAGAGGGATCAAGACCTTGGGCAACTAAATCATTGAAATTATTGACCAATTCTTCTTGGGCAACTCGTAATGCGTCGGGATCAAGCCCGACACTAATGTTACTGGCAGCGTCTTGAACATTACTAAATGCTTCTTCAAGGTCTTCTGCCGCCCGTTTTGCCTCAAGGGTTTGTTCAATATCACCCGTTAAATCAACAGGCCCAACATCACTAAATGGTGATAACTGGTTGATAATACCGATCAGAACATTAATGGCGGTCTCGACCCCGCCAAGAATGAACAAGGCAAACTCTAAGAGCGCCTCAGTCAACGTCGATTTGATGTTATCAGGCAGAAGGTTCCCAAATAGCCCCGTCAATGCCCCCACCAAATCAAGTGCCAAATCAGGGCCAAAAGTAGCCAAATCACCAATTAGCCGCAACACATCATCAACCACTGCGCCCAAATCGCCCGACGCAATGCTGTCAAATAGACTCTTGAAGTTATCAATTAAGTCAGTAATGGCGGATGGAACCGTTATGTTTCCCGTAATCTGTTCGATGAAACCAATGATTTCATCCAGTCCGGGAATAGAGATGTCCAGTGATAAAGCACTAAACGCGCTTTCAATGGCTGTCTTGAAGCCATCCAGCGACAAATCGCCGGGCAGTAGGTCATTCAAACCCCCGAAAATTGCGTCGATAGCGGCGTTGGTTGCATCTTCTACCCCATCCGTGTCTATACCTAGCAGATTGGCTAGGTTGAAGATGGTAGCGAATAGCCCCTGAACCGCGCTCTTGGCAATATCAAGGAATGAAGTTAAGGCCCCGCTTATATCACCGGCTGCAATATCATTGAAATATCCAAAGATTGAATCAAGTAAGGCCCCAACTCCGGCCTCTGCGCCAGTGGTATCAATACCCAATAGGTTAAGCAGATCAAATGCCAGCCCTAAAACCCCACGCACGGCGGTTTCAACAATCCCCAAGAAACTTTGGAGCGCGGCAGTGATGTTACCTGCGGAAATGTCGTCGAAGATACTGAACAAGGTATCAATTAATATACTTGCGCCAGCTTCCGCGCCAGTGGTATCAATACCAAGCAGGTTGAGGAAATCGAAAGCTAATCCAAGCAGTCCACTAAGGGCTTGTGTGAAGATTGTACCGACATCCCCGATGGCTCCAAGTACATCAGCGACCGTCAAGTTACGCAGCGGGGCAAGTAAATCATTTAAGAAGTCGCCGAGGCTAATGTCCCCGGTGAGCAAATCGCCGATACTACTAAACAACCCGCTAAAGGCATCAGTGATTGAGGATATGTCTATGCCTGTTAAATCTTGGAAGATGTCACCAACGGAGGATACAATGTCGCGCAGTAAAGCAAATCCCCGAATGAGGATGTTTATTAGTAAATGGGGCAATTGACGCATACCGTCTAGTAAACCATTTACAATTTCCTCTCCTATTTCAAGGAATACTTTCGAAGGCGAACTAATACCTAGAAAATCTAGAACTGCATCAATCATTCCAGCAAAGAAATCAATTACAGAATCGATCACGGAATCGAAGGTGCTGAGTAGACTTGTGCCAAAAATATTGTCAAAGATACCTAGAATGGTACGTTCTATTCCGAGGAAAACTTTGACTACTGCTTTGACAACATTTGAAAGACCGCGAACAATACGCGCCGGATCAAGGGTAAATATGCCTGCAATTACATCAATTATGCCGCCAAGTGCGCCAAGTACAGGTTGAATCAACACGTCATTTAGGAGTGGCCCAACAAACCCGAATATTGCTCCTAATGCTGATGCTATGAACGACCCTAAATCATCAAAGAAGTTTCCTATGCTGTCGAAAGCTGACTGTAACGAATCTGCAATATTTGTGCCAAAGATACTGTCAATTAGTCCGGCAACCAGCAGGATTACATCACCAACGCCCTCAGCGAAACCAGTGACAAGCCCAACAAATAAATCAAGAACACCATCAGCCGTTTTCTTTATGCCGTCTAGCAATAAACTAAAGTCGCCAGTCACAATGCCTTGGATGATTTGTCCAAGGCCGGTCAGGATTTGAACCAACGGACCAATCGTGTCTTCTATGACGTTGATTGCAACAATGGCGATTGCCGCAAAGGTGAGAAAGCCTGTACCGACTGCCGTTATCCCGCCGAGCAATGCTGGGCCGGCAATGACAGCAACAACTGCGCCAAGCGCAATAAGCAGTGAATCCAAGTTGCCATCGTCAATAACATCAGCTATCGCAGTACGGAAATTGTTAAAAGCATCAACAAAAGGTTCAATGACGATAGGTGCGGCAAATTCAACAAAGTTGATAAATTTAGTGAACGCTATCGAGAAAATATCAATAGCTACCGCTGCTAGATTAATGGCGGTTGCAATGCCCGTGAAGAATAATGAAAGCCCAACGGTAGTTGCGATTTCAAATATCTCATCAAGTAGATCAAGAATTGATCCACCGCCACCCTCACCGGCTGCTTGAGTGTCGCCGCCGCCAAAGAGGGCATCTGTAAATGTGCGGGCTGCATCAATTATTGAATTAAATGCGTTGACAACCTTCGTCACACCTTCCGATTCTGCAAAGGCGATCACCGAGGACTGAAGGTTCAGCAGGGCATCTTCAATTAATCGGAATGAGTCGATTACAACCTGAGTCCGTTCATCTGATAACCCCAATACATTGCTCAGGAAAATATCGAGGATTGCTGCGCCTAAATCAAACAAAACGCCGGGTAGTGCGGCTAGCCCCTGAACTAAACCATCAATAATACTCCCGCCTAGTTCGGCGAATATTGTGGACGGCGACGAAATACCCAAGATGTCTTTGAAGCCGTCGATGATGGCTTGTCCGAACTCTCGACCTAGTTCAAAAATATTGCCGATACCAGCGAGTAAGCCATCAAGTATCGACTGACCAATGTCACGGAAGGTGGTTTCGCCACGTAAAAGCGATGTCAATGTATCCGCAAACGTTGATAATAAACCCAAGAATCCCGCGAGGGCGTTGAAGACTCCAGTGCCTTCTTTGGCGACAAAGCTAATGAAGTCGGTAAAGACCCCAAAGAGTGCTACTGCACCTACTGCACTCAATCGAAGCAGACTACCAGCCAAGGAAATAAACGCCCCGATTGCCGCTCTAAATCCGGGGTTGTTGATAACGTCCCCAATTGCCGAAAAGAAACGTTGAATGGTGGCAAATGCGGTCGCTGTAATTTGGCGAAGTTCAACGCCAATATCTTCGATACGCAGTTGAATCTTGGCAATCGTGTCGATAAAGGTGTCTGGATCATCACCTAATATTGCCCGAACGAGTGGGTTTTGGATCAATCGACTACGTAATAATTGTTGACGGGTTTCGAGTAAGCGATTGGCACGTCGCGCTTCAGCATCAATTTCATCGGCAAATTCAGTATCAATACCGAGTTTTTCACGAAGCGCTATTTCCTCATTGATTTCAGCAATGCGGTCGCTAATCTCATCGGTTTCGAGAGCAACTTGTCCGGGTATCTGGATTACCTGACCTGTCCTAATAAGATTACGATCTGTAATTTCAGGATTTGCGGCCAAAATATCTTCAATAGTAACACCGAAGCGGCTGGATAAATCGGACAAGGTATCACCCGCCACAACAGTATGTTCGGCAGTGCCAGTTAGAGCATTATTGATACCGTTGATTTCATCTGTAACCTCTGCCGCACGATTGCGTAATTCTGTGATTTCATCGACTGCACCCCCGCCCAGTTCTAAGCCAATGATCTGTTGATTAATTAAATCAAGTTCAGACTGAAGTTCGTCACGTCGCGACGCGCTTTGCTCTGCACGTTCTTGTTCAAGTCTTGTGCGCTCGGCGATTAAGTCATTAACCGCAGCTTCCCGATCATGTATTTCGTCAGCCTGTCCAGTCCCAAAATCTATGTCCGCTTGAAGATTTAGGAAATCAAAGAAACCCGTTGCAATCTCAACCAAACCAATCAGGTCTTCAATACCATCAGCTAGTTTTTCGATAACCTGCCCGACAACATTTAAGCTGCCGTCAGCCGAGTTACCAAGATTATCAAACTCAGTGACGGCCCGAATAACATTGTCAACGAATGTAAACACCGACCCTGCGAGTTCCCCAATGGCTCCAAACAGACGACCCGTAACCTCGAAGAGTCTGTCGAACGAGTCACGGGCTTCTATTGCTAATGCCACAACAATGCCGATGGCACTCCCAATGGCAACAAAAGCGGCACTTAACAAAAGCGTTTGAGCAAGGGCAACTGGACTAAGAATGAGACCAAGTAACCGCCCAAATGTTATCAGAGACGGCCCAATCGTCAGTTTAAGTAACCCGCCCATAATATTGAATAAACCAGCGAGTGTCACCAACGTCGGGATAAGGATTGCCACCCCCGCCCCAAGTGACAAAATTGTGCCGTCTAGGTCTGTAACGGCATTAACCAGATCAATTCCCTCTTCCAGAATGGGTTTCAGGAAGTCGTTAAGGAGTGGTCTAAATGCGGTGATAATTAGATTCTGAATAGAACCTTGCAGAGAAATCAGACGACCTCTAAAGGTGTCCATCTGCGCTTCGGCCAATACCTGAGCAGTGTTAGCAGTTTCGAGAGAAACCGCATATTCGCTAAAGGCGAGTGTGCCATCATCCGCCGTTGAAATCAGTGCTTTAATCGCTGATACAGCGTTGCGGTCGCCGAGGGCAGACAAGAGTTCATTAATCTTCTCTGTCGATAACCCATCGAGTGAGCCTTGGAATTGTAGCAGTAGATTTTCCAAGCCAACAAATTCGCCTTGGGCATCAAAGACACTGACACCAAGTTCATCGAGTGCTGATTGTGCAGCATCCGTAGGCGCGGCTAAGGATGCAAACACAGCCCGTAAGCCTGTACCCGCACGCTCACTCCGAATACCTTGGTCATTGAGTACCGCCAACGCCGTCGCGGTGTCTTCAATACTGATACCTAATCCACGCGCATCATTGGCAACAAAGCCAAATGCTTGCCCTAATGTCGTAACATCAGCCGTCGATATATCAGCCGCCGCCACAAACGCATTGACCACACGTTCGGCATCTTCGAAGGCTAGCCCAAAACCATTGATAGATTGAATCGTGAGATCAGTCGCAGTTTGTAGATTTAAGAGCGGATCAGCAGCAGCAAGGAAACCAATATCATCAATACTTGCCAGCGCCTCGACTGTATCAAGACCCGCTTTTTGTAGTCCAAGGAAGGCCGCAGCGGTTTCTTGCGGACTAAAAATAGTTGCCGCACTAAAGTCGGCGAGTGCCTTTTCAACATTGTCAAGCTCATCTATGGTCAAGCGACCAAAGATTTCAATTTGTTTTAAGGTTTGGTCGAATACACCAACATCGCCGATCAACCGTCCGGTAAGAAAACCAGCAATACCACCGGTCGTTAATTGCCGTAACCCAGTATCAAATTGTTGGCGACCTGATTCGGCAATGCGTTGCCCCAAACCAACGAAGCCGTTAACAATGTTATCGCGGAAAGTAGCAAACTGACCAATTACTTCACTAAATACAGTTTGAACCCCGCTGAAGCCGGCCCGCAATGCATTTATAAATGTGGAGCCGATACGCCGTCCAATATCAAGGAAACTTCCGATTGATTGGAACGGCTTAATGAACCCTGCGATAGCATCTTGTGCGATTTGCGCCGTGGCCCGTGATGGCGAACTAATCAGTAATATCCGCTTAAGTCCGCCCAAGAAACTGCGACCGCCACCCTCCCCCGCTTCTTCAAAGGCTTCATCGAAGTCCCCTAGGTTAAAACCTTGAGCGACCGCTGAAGCGATCTGTCGAACAGCATTGCTAAATTGATTTGCGGCATCTGCATCAAAACGAAAACCACTACTGGCCACGCGCAGCAAATTAGCCATGCCCTCAACTGCACGAGAAATGCTATTAAATTGTTGCGGGTTGGGAACACGAATATTGGCAAGGGCTTGAACTGATTGCGCCAATATCTTCGTAAAGGGACGAATACCTTGAAGAAGGCTGGTCAACCTTGATCGAGCGGAAAATATACTACCAATGTTGCCGATACTAACCTCAACCCGCTCAATCTGTCGTAGCTGGTTGATAACGTCGGTGATCGACCGAATAACGGTAGCCACCCCTCGAATGCCCGATATATTCTGGACTTTTGAGAGGGGTTCAAGGGAATCCGCTAGTAACTTGGTGAAGGGACGAATACCTTGGAGGAATTTGGTCAGGCGGGTATTCCGTCCAAATAGAGACGCTAGTTTTCCAAACTTGCTATCATCAACGGGAATATCTTTGAACTCAGTGATGATGTCAACTAATGAGCGTACTGTTGTGGCGACGGCTCGAAGATTCTGAGGGGAGCGAATATTGCCAATGCTCTCAAAGGCAGAATTTAAAGTTTTGGCTAAATTCTGTAACCCGGCAAGGGCATTACTCCGGCCTGCTAACAGACCGCCGAAACGTCGATTGTCCAATTCCTTCCCAATTTCCTCAAGGGATTTAAGGAAGTTTCTTATGGAGTTTATAAAACGCGACGTATCAGTTGTTTTGATGCTTCCCATTGAGGAAGCCAATTTGGTTAATGCATTAACAACATTATCAAAGTTGGACTCGAAATTATTGAAGCCAGACCCGAACGATTTAAATGTAGTGTTGAGCTTATTTACCAATTTATCTAAGTTGGTAAACGCATCAGTCATTTGATCGAAGTTATTCAGATCAATCGTTAATCCGGGGGCAGCCATTCTATCCTCTAGTTGTTGGAGTTAAGGTATCGAAATCAACGAACGTCCACCCTTTCAGTTCGTCAATTTTGGCTATATCTTTTTTCAATTCTTCTGCAATAGCAGAAGACCAGAAGCGCGGCGGAATACCTCGTCTGATCCGTCCGGCTGCAATCGTTCGATAATCCCCTGTAAATCCAGCAAAAGGGGATGCATCCAAAATATCTTGCTCGGTGCGGTTTTGGACACGAACCGGGAAACGGGCTGTTTTCGGTTGGGTAATCGTTTTGGTCCCAAAATCAATCCAATACCATAGCGGGTGCGGATTGCCATTTAAAACAACAAGGCTATTGACCTCAATCAATATGCCTTTATTCGGGATTATCCGTGCCTTAGTATTAAATTTGACCGTTGGCAAGTTATAAGCTTTGCCCCATTCCGAATCAGAACGCCGATTACTGCCCCGTCCCCCTGACCAATGCGCGAACGTGCGCTCATATTGTGTTGTCAGGTATTTGTTGATTGTAGGAATGATATGTTGAGAAGTGATCCGCAAGGCTTCTATCAATAACTTATTCCTAATGGTTTTTACGAACGCAGGCGTGAACTCCTGTACTTTGACTGGCATTATCGTCGCCTTCCAAGCCAGTTCCGCTTCCGTGATGGCTTTGATGTTGTCGGCGGTTTATTGGCATCATTTTTTAATCGCTCTAATGCACGATGATTTTCCGCTGCATATCGTTGGCAAACCTCCAACATGTTCCCGTACTCAAGTTGGACGATAATTGCCGCCTTGTCACGCAACGAATATCCACCATCCTCCCATTCGTGACGATCAATATTGGGGTTGTTCTTTAAAACCGAAAGCTCCCAATACTTGTTGGGAGCCGCGTCGATTACTGTTGGTCCAAGGACCTTATATTTGAGTTTTTCATTTTCCTCAAATATTTGGGTCAATCTCTTGTACCACACCCGGAGTTTCATCGTGCCCCCCCCCGGCACGACGACGGTTGGTTCGAGATTTGCCCGTTGAATTTCGAGCCAATTGGCGAGGCTTAGACCGAAACTTATCCCGCTGGTTTGATTTCGCATCGGCCAGTCGGGTCCATCCTTCTGCAAGGGTTGTTAGGTCGTCTGATAGGAATGGGTATTTTTCGAACAACACCTGCATCCATGCAATACGTTGTTCAACGATTTCATTGGGGTCTAACTCAGGGGCAGGGGGAAGGTGAATCTCAGAGCGTTGTTTGTTCTCACTATCGCGGTTCCAATATTCAACGGAGGGCATTTCGCAGCCAAGCTCATCAATAATCTTGGAGTATTCAAATATCGCGCCAGTTTCCTCGTCTTGAATGACGCTGTTTTCGAAAATATGCTTGTCAGTGACATCGCCCTCAACCACTAATCGGCCAGTGGACAACACAGCCGATAATGTGCCTAACAAGCTGCATATACGGCGTTCGCGCTCAATAGAGGTGCGAACTTTGCGTAAGGCGGTTTCGAGTGATTGACGCGGGGTAGCCTTTCCAGCACGCTCCGGCAGCCATGCAAGTTTATGATCGACACTGCCCGACGAACGCTGTGCGGCCAGCTCTCGTACTTCTGGACTGCGAACACTCAGCGCTTTGGGATCAACGTCTACTTGCCGGGCTGAATAGAGGTCGATGGCAAAAAGTGACATCAGTTGGGCAGTTTCTTCATTGATGGTTATCTGGACTCCAATGTTATCATCCAGTTCAATGATACCCGTGAAGGTTTTAGAATCGTCGTCATATTCAGTTGTGATGTATTCTTTATCTGTTACGGTAGCCATTTCGAGTATTTCTCCTGTTGAAACAGGGAGGGAAATTAACCCCTCCCCTTGTTATTTGAATTAATTCAATTAAGCAACGGCAACCCCATACGGGCAGGTTGTCAGTTCAACGATTTCGCCTGTATCAGTTACGGCGATGTAGTCGTTTGCGCCAGCATAAATCTCATTACCACCATTGCACTTGGCCGCGGCAGTGTAATTACCTGTTGGAGCAACGCCAGCATAAGGTTGAGCCTTGAATGACCACTGGTTCATCAAGTCACGACGATAGATACCTTGAGCATCATCGAAGACAATTTGGCGGAAGCCATTGCCCAAGATGGCAACGATCCCAGCCCCGCCTGTGAAGGGGTTTAGGGATCGGAAGTCGTCAATATCAATGTTGACATCACGATTTTCGTAAACAACACCGGCTGCCGTTCCTACCATCAGATGGCGGGAACCAAGCACGGTAATTGATGTGAATGCACCCGCGCCAGCCACGATAGACGCGGTAATGTCGGTGAGGTTATTGCCTTCGAGGTAGTACGCAGCATAGTTGGCCGTATCAACGCCCACCAAGTACAGACGCTCATCAACTTCGTCCCACGCCCCCGCGTCAAAGCGGGCCGTGGTAACCGTCGCTGCAACTTGGGTGAATGTGACATCATCAGCACTGCGATAGATGTTACCCGCATCACCGAAAATGAATGTATATCCGCCGCCAACGACAACACCAAAGACACCGAAAGCATAATTGGTGTAGGCCCATGTCACACCGCGATCTTCAGACACACCAACGCCACCCACCGTTGGTAAGGCAATATCGTCAGTATAGGTGATAATGCGCTTATCACCTGCACAATATATGCCAGTGATAATCGAGTCAGCCGGTATGCCCGTCAAGTCCAGCGCTACGCCGCTCTGAAATTGATCGGCGGTCGCTTCTAGGGTTTCGGCCACACCACCATAAATCCCATTTTGGCATTCGGGGTTACACGATGCACATGCATCATCACAGTACGCCACCGCATGGAGCGCGGTTGGTCCGGCAATGGCACGAATACGACGTGCTTGTAGATAGAAGTCCTGATAGATTTCAGGGAAGGTGACGTTGACAGTTGCACCAATTGATTCTGTGCCGCCGTCGATTTGAATGAAGTCATCGGTTTCTTGGAAACCAGAGAAGGTGATTTCTTGGAACCAGCGCATGATCTGTCCGCACTCGTTGTCAACACACTCGTTGGTCATAGCGAGTTCGACACCACAGATTGCCGTGCCGTCGCGCATATAACGTCCGAGGACGTTACGAAAGGCTGATCCACGAGGGAGTGCAATCGTATAAGTGTTCGACAAGGTACGTTCACCAACGATTGTGCGGCGACTGTTTTTCTGGATTCCGCCCGTATACTTTGTGCGGAGGTGCGTTATGGCTTCTTCGGTATCCCGCGCCGGACTACCAAATCCCCATCCATCAAACCGATACCAAGGACTAAAGTAGCCATCGGGACCGGGGAGTCGAGCATAAATCACTGACCCCTTGGGGTGCAGGATGATGTTTTGATCGACAACTTTATCAATAAACCAATTTGCCATTGAAGTTACTCCTGATTAGTGACAATTTTTGCGAGTTGAGAAGCTGCTGGCCCAATGCTCTGTGCGACCGGCAACAGGGAGTTTGCGGCAACATAGCCTTCAACTTGAGTAACAAACCCTGCCGACCAGAGGCGAAGTTGATAGTCGTTGACAGTTGGAACAATGTTGCGTAGAGCTTTGGTGTAGTCATGTGGCACACCCAAAGCACCAATTTCTTCTTCTGAAAGTGATAATGCGCGAGATGCATGGTAACGGTCTTCCCATACTGCCCTCAGTAGATAGCGATAATCGCTAGTGTCGTCACTGTTCGCTGGTCTTAACAGCACGTATTCTTTCGATACGGCAGTGACAACATACTCGACCTTCGCAGGCCGGCGACGTAACCTACTAAGTGGGTCGTCATTATTCACATCCAATTTGGAGTCATCGTTGTTATTGCCCATAAAAATCTCCTTAAACAGCGATTCCGCGCCGTTTCTTGTAATTCTTGATAATGTTCCATGCGTCTAATGCGCCTTCGGTTTCACCAAATGGGCATTCTTCCATCTGCTTTTTACGCATCGCTACAAAGGTAGTAGGGTGATCGAAACCGGGAATGGTGCGCCAACGTTGTAATTTATTGCGGCGGCGACCCGTGTTATCGACTTGATCTAAACACCCACAGCCGCAAAATTCACATTGCAGTAGGTGAGTTGCTAACTTGGCAATAGCGATAGCCAATAACGAGTCAATCTGTCCATTTTCTTGTAGCGGATACCCCGCCACATAATGAATATCAGCCTTAATAGGTTTTTTTCGGTACTGTCCACATGTGCAATTAGTTAGCGACTGATTACAAATTAACTCATTAGGCGTTACGGTCGTATCGAGTCTTGCCGGATTTGGCACAAGTAGTCCATGGTCTCGATCCCAAATTGTGTAACAAACTGGCTGACGGGATTCCGCACAGCAGTTTGGATAGATCAATTCACCCTGTTGAGTTGCGTCGATGGTTTTTAAATAAACTTCAATCTCAGTAACATAAACACTATTATCGTCAGCCGTAAGTGGAATGGCTTCATAGCTTAAATAAAGTTCTGGACGAACAATGCAAAAGGCTGGACCATTGATCGTTGCAGTCCAGTTGCCATCGCCACCAGAGCTATCAATGACTACATTTATCGGTCGAATTTGCCACTGTTCTTTAGGTTCCCCAAAGCGATCCCCTGCGGTGAAAAAGGCAACAATATCTTGTGGCACAGTATTATCCGGGACCGAAAACACGCCACTCACAAATTGTTCTTCTAAATTAGCAGGAACGTAAATTGAGCCACGCCCAACTGACAAATTGGCTTCCAGAAGCTCATGAGTAAGTGTGCCAACGGCTACTAAATAATTCCATTTGGTTTGTACAGGCGGTAGATCGTGACCATAATATCTCCCGCAAATGCTTTCAAACTTACTGATGGCATCTTTGGGGTTATCATCCAATGTAACTTCTTGCTCAAGGTATTTAGGATAAGGGTAATATTTTATTATCCGCGCAATGCGATCTTCAGCTTCTTTGATGGCTCGACTAATCTCTGCCCGTGCCAGCTTATTATCGTGATGCATCATTTCAAAATAAGGGGCATCGCAACCCTGTCCGCAACATTCAAAAGTATCATCGCCCTCAATGTATGCAAATTGAGCCATCGTCCAAGGGTGTAGTCCAAGAATGCGACAATACTCAGTGATGCTCAACCCATTTTCGTACAGAGAACGCATTAAGATTCCTCATCCTGCAACAACAGTTGCAACAATATGACCCCGCTACTAATGGCCAACGGTATTGCAATCCAGCGGTAAACCCCAAAAGCCAATTCAGACAGCGCAAATAATCCGAATGCCACCCAAATCGAGAAACACCAGATGCATGTAAACAATTCGCCAATCTGATTAGATGGTTGGTGATCCACTACACCAAACAAACGCCTAAAACGTTCGAAGATGTGCAGCGGACCGGCTTCGACAACAAATAAAAGACTTATCCGCCACGTCGCGAAAATCAAAATAAGAAAATCAAGCCATTCCATTTATGATTTTGCCTTAGATGTTACTTTGCGACGGGTACTGGATCGAGTTGTTCTGGATTTACGCTTTTTTTTTCGGGTTCGACAGCTTCAGGTTCCTCGCTCTTGGGTTCCTCAGCTTTAGGTTCCGGTGGCGGAGTCTCATCGGGAACTTCTTCGATTGATACCATCCGCTCAAAACGATGAGGTTCTGCCTCAACATCTTTGACGTGAACCCGCAAGTGTGCGCCGTTGGTGTGGTATCCATAATTAGTAATACGATATTGCTTCAGGACACCCGTAGCTGAATAAATCCAGTGACCATAGTTTTTGCCGCTGTAGACAACCTCGATAAAATCAGGATCGTCTTTAGGAATAAGATTCTGAGCCATTATGCTAAACCCTTTCTTTTGCGCGGAAGCCTTTTTTTTATTTCCGCCACATTTACACATGCTTTTTCTCCTAGATGTCAGGGGGTAGGGCTTTGGACACCCTACCCATTTTCAAAGGTATCGAACGAACTAGGCGGGAACTGCAATCGTCGGCAATTCAATCAATTCCGGTGCGATGGAGACGTTATCTAAACGCCCTGCAAGATGGGGCGCACGGAAGATTAACGCCATTTCGGTCCAAGATTTCACTTGGACGCAGGGAAAATTATCTTTTACATCCAGCAAGAAACGTCCACCGTCCGTCCAGCCATAACTCTGTGCAGACTGAGTCTGGCTTGGAACTTGCCCGTAAGCGCTAGCGACCTTGGTGTAATCTTTGTGTCGCCACACTTGAACGTTCTCACCATCAACAACAAATGGCAAGAAGAAAATCGTGCTGGTATAGAAGGCTGGCACAATTGGCGGGCCGGGATCTTCCGGTGTGAAGGTGGTTGGAATAAAGTCATCCAACATTATCGGATAGGTGCGCCCATTGACCGTAACGGTTTGAGTGTTCGCTAGACGTTGGCGTTCAAACAAGTTGAATACTTCCATGTTTTGGAAGGGGTTTGCGCCGTTGTGTCCACCGGTATTGGCATTCAGGGTGGGCGATGAACAACCATCACTGATGATGTCGCAGGGCAAATACTTGATAAGTTCCGCCCACCATTCACTATGCATCACAAACGCCCACTGGACCATTGCTACATCGAATCCTAAGCGACGGGCGCGTGTGTAGATAAGGTGTTCCAATGTTTGCAAACGGGCATAGATATTGTCAGTGCCGATAGTGCCGTCAAAGTCAATGACGACGCTATTTAATGACTCACAATTGGTTCCCGTCACATAAGTCTTGGTGTCCCAATCGTCGGCAACGAGAAGGTTCATGCCCTCCCAAGGGATTCGCCAAGCTGCGTCTAAGTCAGTTACAACTGTCGATTGCAGCAACGCATTGGTGGGATCAGCATTCCAATACAACCACGAGTGAATGTGATTGTGTTTCTTGGCTTGCAAGAAAACCTCACGCCGAATCGCGCCTTTCTTGACGAAATCGCGATCTTGCAGTTGGTCAAATGTTGCCGGAGCGCTTACGCCACGAACCGACCCAACGAAATACAAGTCGTCGCGAACACCACGATTGGCATCCTCAATTACACGAGTAAGGTCCGCAGTGCGGCTTTGGAAAGTGATGCGGCCAAGTTCAACTTCCATCTTACACACATCAAAATTACCGGGTTCCGGGAAATTACCACAGATTGTGGCATCTTCAGGAGCAGCGAAACTACCGAGGTCAAGAGAGGTCAGGAATGCATGTTTGACAGTCATTACTGTCGTTGCGATAACAGGCAAGATGTTGGCAATAGAGTCCAAGGGCTGAACTAAAGCATTCAGGACAGGTGATTCCAAATCACAATCAGTCAGCACACCGCCTTCGGCATATGGTAGCTGTACCGCATTCGAATTGGCAGATGGAGGACCCCATTTTTCAACTGACGATTTCTCACGTTGGTTGAACTTAAATGTATAGGGGTTGGACGGATTCAGTTGTTTATTGGGATCGGGTGTTTTGGAGTCCTTTGCATAGGCTTCATACAAAGTACCCATATGAGTAAAAAACTCTTCCATCGACCCCTTCTCGATTTGTCGGGTTGGAAATGACATGGGAAATTACCTCATTTATAGAAATAGCGGTCTAGTATTCAAGTGCCTTGATTTGTTCGGGATCAGGCAATAACCCACTCCAATCGTCTTTTGTAGATGATTCGGGGGGGGCGGCTGGCCCGTCAGTCAAATCTTTTTCATCATCCCCTACTGTTGGAATCGGGGTTTTAGTGAAAAGGTTTTCAAGGCTTTCGAGTTGCTGTTCAAGTGCTGTTTTTTGCCGTGCGGCGGGAGGAAGGGTCAAGCCTTCTGTGATGTTGGCTTGTTGCTCCAACATCTTTTTGACCATTTCCAATAAGTCTGAAATTTGTTTCTTGAGGGTAGCATTTTCATCCTCAACAGCTTTCAGGCGAACCGATACAGGTTCTAGTGCCTTCTGAACGCTTTGGACAATTGGCAATAGTGCTGTATCGTCAACTTGTCGCGTTTCGGTATCATTGGTTTCGGCGACTGCTGGTTGACTTTCATCAGCGGCGGAATTTTCAGTGTCGGAAGGAGTGGGGGGAGAATCGATAGAATTGTCCGATGGAGGATCGTCAGAAGTGGTTGCCGCTGCATCTTTGCTTCGCAAACCATTGGCTTTAGCAGAATCCGCCGCTGCCTTGCCCATTTCTTCTAATATTCCTATCGTGTCAGGGTCCAACATTGTGCCTAATTTGGCACGTTGCTCGTCAGTTAGGCTCATCTTGGTAAGCTCCTTAACATCAGGATCGAAGGTCGTAAGTAAATTGGCCGCAAACTCGCGTGGCAAAGCCGAAACCTCTTTGCTTCGATACTGAATTATCAAATTTTTATCGGTGTTGTCGTATTTAATCTGTTCTCTTGGCATTCCGTGTGACATACCAAGCGACAAATCATTGTCGGCCTTATCAGCCAATTGTTCGGCGATAAACGCAAATTCTGGATAAAACGTTCCGGCGATGTAGGCAAAGCCATAATTCTTGTCTACTTGGTCGTAGCTCATGACATGTGCTTTCCCGACTGCAAATGGGATGTGGAATAGCCATAATTCGGGCATCTCACATTCGCCTGCATTCAGGGCGCGTTCAAAGTCTTTATGTGCCGCCGCCGTTAAAATTTCATTTTCTCGATCAATAACATTGTTGGAATAAATACCGGCCCAAACCCACATGCCGGTTTCGATGTCTTTGTAAATCGTAATCGGGTGGCTTTTTGCCCGGTCAATTGTGGTTTTAAATGGATCAACTGCTAAGTCATCGTCGTCAACTGGATCATCTGCATCAGCAGCTACATCGTTAACCCGATTAGCAAACTCTTTAGCGAGACTCGCTATCATGCCACCCTTGTCGGTCACATCAGGATCATCGAAGATGTTCCATGCCAACCAAACGAAGGTGTCAAATTCGTCATACATCTGATTGATAGCTTGTTGGGCAGCACGTTCTTCGGCGAGTTCATCATAAGATGTAGGTCCCCAAAAGCCCTTTGCGTCCACATTGTCATGTAATCCACGCAATCCGGCCAACTTCGAGAACATTTTTTCGACAGCAGCCTTCTCAATTTTTAACGCCTTATTCAGCGCATCAAAGTGCTGTCGAAACATCTTTGGTTGTGTGCCATCCAAGATACCTTGGAGTTCATTAGGTGAAATACCAACGACGCTTGCAACCTCTGCGACAATCGCCTCAATCGGCTGGTCGTCATTCACCATTGCTGCAACCTGAGCATTCATATAGGCCAGATATTCGTTGAAGTTTTTGTTTCTGGTCAGAAAGTTCAAAGGCATAACATTCTCCATTTAGGGAAGTGTCGGCAAGTCTGTTGTGGGTGAAGAGTCTGTTTCGATATAATCACAACCACAGTAAAAGCCTCCACATTCCAAAGTTCTACTTCTTGGATAGACACCAGATGCGTACCATGCATCCCCCGTAGCCACTGTGCCATTTAAAGCGGCACAATGCCGACAATTTTCTTTGCCGGGGTCAGCTTGCCACATGTAGTTTGTTTCTGGATGAGTCTTGGCCTTGGCAATATTTTCAACTCTATGCCAAGAGTTCACCCAAGGGTCTAAGTGCTGAAAGAGTTGTTCATAACTTTCGGCAACACTAGCGTTGTTTTGCAAAAAGGTTGCCAGCTTATCAACATATAACTTCTCATCTAAAGCCTGAGCTAAAATTATTTTCAAATCGGCATCTGGAATTAAATCAATATTGATACCTGCGCCATTTGCCCAAGCGACTGTCATGTTGTCATCAATAATTTGTTTAAGTTCTGAGGTAAAGATATTTACCCCTATTTCACCTGTGAAGAGCCGATACGCAAGTTCTTCTAATAACTTCCGGTAATCGCCGGGGGTTTTAACTCGAAAGAATTTTTTTTTAGCCTGATCGCTGTTGTTTTCTTCTGTTTCCTCGTCGGATGTTTGTTCTTCACCTGCTGGCAATTGTGGCACTCGTGGGTCACCCCCTAAAGATTGGGGGGGCTTAACGCCATCCACAGTCGGCATTTCTTCAAATGTGCCTTCAATCACATTCGACGTATATTGACGCTCTAATGCCTCTAGTGCGGCAAGTGATTGACGAGCCTTGGATTGCATTAACTCATTACTGGTATTGAGTATGGCCGCGGCGGCTTTGCGCCTTTGTCGCTTAATTGCCTTCAATATCTTGTCGGCATTATTATTTTCGACATCTAGCGGATCGCTCACGCCGACATTAAGGAACCCTTGAATATCAGGATCAACAGTTTCAAACAAGAATAAGACATCCAAGCCACTCGGTAAGCGTCCTTGACGAAGCTCTAATTCCTCAAATTGCATTTGGGTTATATCACCCGCCAGCAATGCAGTTTCACGCTCCGTTCGAACATCGGTTATCCCTGCTGTCAAGTCAGTTGATCTAGCAATCGACCGTTGGCTTCGAATTTTTGCACTGATTTCATCTTCAGTATCATCCTTGAAGTCGAAATCAAATTCGAGATGCGGCGGCACATACTTATTTAAAAACTGTTGTTTGTTTTTACGCATGATATGCCCCGGTGCTTTACCACGCGATTTCTTGTCCGTGATCTCAGCATCCGCTTTGGTCGCACCGCCACCCTGACTCGGCCACAGTTCACGAATGTCTGTACCGAAGGCGAGAGAGATAGTTGCCATTGAGAGATGAGTTGTATCATTTTCGTCAAAGCCATCCGGCAGCGACGCAATATCTAACAACTTGCCATCTAACTTGCCCTCAACTGCCATCATGATAATTTGTGCGAAGCGCTGAAAACTACGAGCATCCATTTTCTTCTTCGCATTATCAATCATATCTTCTGCTTCGTCGTAATCTAAACCAGATAACAGAAGGAATGCTCGTAATGGTCGTGAGCCTAATTTTTCTTGTTTGTAAAGTGCAATGTCGATTAGACTTTGCGTGCTGTGAAATGCACGGGATACTGCACAAAAACCCAATCGGAACATCTCGCGTCGCGGGGATGGCATTGATGATTCAAAGATAATCCGCGAATGATGCAATTTGTAAGGATTGCCATCCTTATGTTGATAAACAACCGGATACTCCCAGTTGCCGGTACGGGTACAGCGTTGCGCGTCCAGATGTGCAACACCACTTGGCATCCCAATTAATGCACCCGTGTTAGGGTCGCCGGGCCCGATGATTAATAAAAATGACCCGTTATCCTGCGACAAATAATCCGTCATATAAGACGAATATGCCGCATTCCAACCCCATCCAAAATCGGAATTAAAATAAAGCTGTTCTTCCATCATTTCTGCTTGTTTACGATGAAGCGCGATTGATGGATTCTTAGGACGAATCCTAGCTGGAATTGCTGTCATCTTCTGCGTAAAACTCTCAACGGCCCCGGCTAAATGGTCAGACCGTTGATAGAACTGCTCTAAGTTTTTATCGCGTTGTGGAGTCCAGTACGGACCGAGTACTTCATTAACGTTTTGACGAGTGAACATGCTAAACAGAGCATCAGCAAATGTACCATTAACACGCTGACCCCTATCATCTATTTTTTCACTCTCTGGTGGCATTGGGATTTGTTGTTCCAATGCCAGCGGATCAAAACGCATTAACCCCATCTGACCATACCTTCTCTAGCTTTTCTCCAATATTGCCCCACTTACCGCCGCGACCTTGTTTGAGGTCAATATGAGCAATTAAATATCTTGCCGCATCGAGACTATGGTTCCAGTCATCAACGGGTTCCTCGCTTTCGCTAATGCGATTATTTTTTTGTGGGGACCAAACGTATCGTCCCATTTCTTGTCTAATCCCTATTGGCAGTTTTTTGGACTTCAATTCAGGATCAAGCGGTTCTACTAAACAATCAGTGAAAAAGAACACGCTCGGAAGGTGATCTTTTTCATCGCGACGAAGATTTAATTTAGCATTAAGAAGACGCTTCTTAAAAAGACTAATTCCACTTTGCACATTTGATTTTCCAGCAATAGCAAACTTTTTGTTGGCCCGAACCAAATTTTTTACACCTGCTAGACGGAATGATTCAATCGCTGAAGGTTTATGATCGACAATCGTTTGCTTGATGCGATTAAACCCTTCTGATAGATCATTGCAAATCGCTGCTAATTCAGGATCAGTTTTCTTGGTGTGATAAAACTCCTGCACCAAGAAAAGATGTTTATGAACAGGGTCTTCAGCCCACCATTGAATTGAGGCGGGGGCGCGGTAGCCCCAATCGACTGCACGGAACATTCGCCAGTTATCAGGTATGGCGAATGGGTCTCGATCATGCCATTCGGGATTATATTCCTCATAGACAAGCCCGGTTGCTGTTGTCCATAATCCCAAGAACATCCGTTGATGATGTACACCTTCGGAGTCGCGCAGGTCTTCAACGTACTCGCCGGGGAGCGCCGGATTGTCCAGAGGGGTTGAATGGATGTATTTCAACCGCCCTGATTTGCGCCAATCATTATTCAGGATTAGCTTGACATTGATCCAGTGGTTTTCTGCATCAGGGTTGGTTGTGAGGATGAACTGTTGTCCCCACGCCAATGCTGTACCGCGCAAACGGCTTTGCAGTAACTCAAAATCTTTCCACAGCAATTCATTGGCTTCTTCAGCCCATATAATGTCGGCTGAAATAGACTTGATACGTTCACGCTGTTTATCATCCTGCATCCCTGCATAGAAGATAACAGCCCCCGTCGCCTTAAAAAGAAAAACCTTATCCTGTTTGTTATGGATAACGGTCCCTGATTCAAGCTCTTTCCGTAAAATCTTCGTCAACTCAAAAATGACGGTATGTGTCATTGACTGTCGTGTTTTGCGAACAATCAGCGTTACTAAATCTTGCACATTCATACTAAGTGCAACGATTTTTTCCGCCGTCGCGAAACTCTTACCAGAACCAGCGCCGCCTGCCGCAACAATGTAACGATGTTGCGAATAGATTAGCTCTAATTGTTTGGGGAAGAACTCAATTGGTTTCTGTTTGTTCTTCTCTAGCAACATCGCTGGTTTCTTCTTCTGGTTGATTGATCTCCGTATAAGCACCTTCGATTATTTTTTCGACCGCGAGGTCTTCAACTTCTGTGCGCGGATTAACCAATAATCGCGGATCAAAATCTGCATAGATACGGTGATCGACTTGAACAGTGGTTTGGATTTGTTTTTGTTGGCGCGGCTTACCAACCACCTGCTGAGTAATTTCAGTAGCAATGCGCTGCACCAATTTGGTATCTTGTTCTTTGATGAGCGCCATGCCTTTGATGAGCGCGGCGTATGGGCCAAAGAACTTGAACACTGCCATTGTGGTATCAGCGGGGTCAAGACTATTTGCTAGCTCATACATTCGCCGTACCCGTGCATTCCGGTCGGCGAGGTTGGTAATTCGAGTTGAGGGGATTTCTGCGCGGCGACACGCATCCTGAAGGTTGCCATTTGTTAACAACATAAATATAGCAACCCGAAGATCATCCATATCACCTTCAGCCATCAATGATGTCAGTTCGGTTAGATTATCCTCGCCAGATGTATCCTTCGTCATCTGTAGTGCTAAAGTCGCCATCGTAGTCGCCATTATCCTTATGCGATACTGTTTTTACCTCAACGATCAATGTCTGGTTGGTCATCAACATTAGTGCAGCAAATGCGGCACGATTTGTTGTCGTTACTTGAAAAGTAACGGAGCCGCCGTCGATGCCTGACACCGCGATAGCATCATCACGGTCTGCAATGGTGGCATTAAAGGTTACTTTCATTCAATGCTGCCTCGGCAGCCGCCTCGATTCGCTGCTGGGCCTCCTTAATGTGCTTTGGAGATACCCAATACATGCGCGGATCATCTTTTCTTAGTTGCGCGGCAATGCGCGATACCTTGTCTGACCGATACCATTTATTCTTTCGATTTTGACATAGGTATTTCCCGTCCTTGTCCAAGCTGTCCACAACATCATCAAGTCGTGTGTATGGCTTAGGATCAACCCATGTCTCAATAAGGTTTAACAGTTCGGGATTCAGTGGCACAGAATTGCGAGGATCATACAAAACATCTTGTGTTGGTGAGCGACGGCGATTGCATAACTTAATTTCGGGTTCACGGTAAATATCATGAACACCCGCCAGTTCGTTTAAAATATGGATTGCATCAGCAACCTTATCGCAAAATGTCGTCATTTGTTCCTCAACAGGTATGCAAAAAGACCAAATTCACAAGTATTTGGGAACCTGTGTGACTTGCCCTAGCTAGGCAGGTCTACACCCCTGACGGTTCCTTAAACCACATTAGGGTAGGGGATTCGGACAGAAGTCCTCTGGTTATTAAGATTATGATGTTGGGGTGATTAATGTAAGACCCACATTCGCGGGAACCAGCGAGTGCGGGAAGGAGAGGAATTTCAACAATTAAATAGAGCCGTCGTTAATCTTTGAGGAATGAACAACAATGTAGTGGGGTATTTTCGTACCGTTTTGGGTTAGATGGCGATAGTTAATATATTCAACGAGATCATTGTTATAAGATTCTATACTGTCCACCTCGATACCGGCTGAGAAGGGCGAGGGTGTTAATTGATTCGTGCGAATAAAATCCCACGCTTTTTCACGGGTGCTAAAAACTAATGCGACACGAAAGCCCGGAAAATAATCGCCAATATAATCCTTGCTAAATGCGCCATGACAAAGGTAAACCAGCCAGATTTCCTCATTCATCAATTGAGTCCTCTGGTGGTATCCATTCGGAGTCAACAACCGTTATCAGTCCGTTGGTGTGGCGTTCCAGAACGCCCAACTCAATAAGTTCTTGTTGCCATCGCCAAACGTCTTTGCGGTCTACCTTGGCATTTGAATCTGATAATTTTTCTGCTAACCAGCGAGTAGAAGGGACTTGCCCCATATACTGACGGGCAAATTCTATCATCTCAAAATAGACTTGCCAGCGCCGCTTTACCGATCCATCGGGATTATGTATTTCGTACCGTTTATCTTTTTTCACTGCAATGACCATATGTTTAGTCCGATAAAAGGGGGATTTGCATCCCCCTGTATTCTCAGTTGATTGAAACTACTTCACAATCTTGAATTGAAGACTGCGTTGATAGTTCTCTTTGTTCAGTATTTGCTTCTTGAGAATTACCCCGTCCGTCGAATTGACGAAGTAATTTTCGTTACCATTTCGTTGAGCGTATTTCACCATACCCCGCTCATTATCACCTTCCCCAAGGGTATAGCCGGAGGTCATCAATTCCGTCCCCCATCCCTCATCAGCGGCACAACCAAGGTCGTGCATACAGTAGCGAGTTGACCAGTCCTCAAGATCGTCACGGGCTGGAATACCCGGCACATACGGTTCATTAAACCATGTGCCGCTCTCAGAGCGCCATACAGAACGTTTGATTGCGGGATTAGTCAACACCTCATTGATGTCATTGAACATATATTGCCAGTCTTGATGTGCGCCAGAAGGGGTTAACGTCGGTTTCTCCGATGGCTTCTTGCAGTAGATATGCACGTCATTGGTGGTGCAATATTTACCATCATCATTGTTGTTGAAGAACATCTTGATGAACTCTACTTGCGTCCAGCCATCTCGTTCTTTGGAGTCTTGGGATATATGATGGCTAGTCGCCCAACCGGGTCCCGTGGCCCACATGCCTTCACTTTGATTCCACAAGAATTTAATCATGCCATGCAGACCGTGCATATTGGTTAACACATCGTCTGCATCGGGCTTCAGGCTGCTAGCAAATTCGTTCAGCGGGGTTAACCGTGCTACCAAGTCATGAAATTCTGGCCGTGACCCTATCGCGTCGATCAAATCTCGTGCTAACCATTGCCATGGCCCCTCCCAAGCATCTTCGCGCATAAAGCGCGTTCCGAGTCGTCCGCCAGCATGGTAGCCGCCGTCGATATATGACTTAAATGAACAATTCGGCCACAATCCACCGAGCGCATCCATGATACAGATGTCCAAATACACTTGAGGCAGTCCATTATCATCACGGTAAAACTGATGAATGTGTTGTAACACTTCGAGATAGTTGTTGACAATTTGGGCATTGCTTAACAATGCATTAGCGGCTATCGAACGCCAGAGAATGTTGTAAATCGGTTCCCCTGATGCATCCGGGTGGGATTGCCAATTCGGGGCAGTTTGTTTGCCCAGTTCCTCCCGAAGATGCTTCTTGTTGAAGCCATTCTCTATAAGGCGCGGATCACCATTTTTATCATTGATGGTATGTACCCACCGGCGACCGTTCCAGCCTAGCAATTGGGTAGGCCGCTCTTTATTCCAATGGTGAACGATATAATGTCGTCCCTGATATTCCACTTCTACTAGCGGATGTTGTTTCGGTTGGAGTGTGCCATAAAAAACTTCAGGGTTGGGTTGGGGATCAGGGTCAGGTGGCGGCACAACGATAACCGGGTCACCAACCTTGTAGTTGAGAGCTTTTAATTCAGCAGTCGTCCCGAAAAAGACATTGAGGTCAATTTTCGAGCTTTGAACGGGCGGGTTGCTCAAGTCAGCATCGGGAAAAGCAGATAAGATAGGAAATTCACCCTTTTGCCAAAAAGTTATCTTATCCCAAGGTGCAGGAACAATAGGTTTTTCAACGTACCATTCCGCTAGCCATAGTGGATATTTGGCAAGGAATGACCAATCGCCGGGGTCCATATCCATCATATGTTTGATATACGACCGACGCGAATAAAACGTGCCGATGTAACCAGAAATCGCTTCAAGGTGGTCAAATGCCCGTTTGACTTCGAGCCGCTTTGGGGGACGCGCCTCATTAAACGTGCTTTCGAAATCAAGTGCGAAAACGCCGTCGATATGATCTTTTGCCGCGTTCCAGAAAACTTCAACCTGAGCTTCAACCGGTCTTGAAACCAACCAGTAATGATAACCCATGCGGCGAACATCGAAGCCCTTAAATCCAGTGGCGTACTCAACGAAGCGTGGATCAACCGTCAGTCCATCGGACACATTCATAAACACAAACTTCCAATATCGCGCTAGAAATGTTGGATCAATGCGCCCTTGATACCAAGAAATATCACCACCATTGACAATCGAATTGCCACCGGGATCAACCGGATCATCAATTTCAAGATAACGTTCCGGGTCCGAAGGCGGCCCAGAAGCCACCCATAATCCAGAGTGTTCGGGCTTGGTTCCTTCATATACCATCCACCAGACAAAACCACCAGCCGCAACTTTTGAATCCGCTAGCACTTTTAGTTTTGTGCCTTTGGCCAATCGGTCAATTCGGGTTGCTCCGTTGACGACCGTATCGGAACGAATATTTAAGCCGTCGTTGGCTTTAACGACAGCATTGTATGATACCGGTTCAGGGTCCGGTATCGGCAGAGTGGGGTCATGTTCCCACTCACTTTTGAGCTTCTTCTCCCCCGTTTCAGGGTCAGTATAATAAACTTCGTACATCAGTTTCTCCTAATCATTTACTTGCGAATCGGATAATTCTCCACAGGCGAATCCAAAAACTGTTTCGTTTAGGCAGGTGTAGCGTTAATTCGAATTGGCCTTCACCTTCATGAATATGCAATTCACAATTTTCATTTTAGTGCATCTATGAAAATATCCTTATGAACATATTCGGCATTGTCTAAACGAATCATCCCGTGTTCATCGAAGGGATAGACACCCCCAAATGTTATAGTGGTTTGGTGCTTAATAGCCATGTTGCGCTAACCATGCTTTTTCAGCCGCTCTTCTGGCACGGGAAGTCTTTAATTCGGCAATCCGTTTTTCGGCCAACTGCTTATTGAGCGGGGCCTGCTTTTTATGCTTTATCTTCGCCTCATTTTTCTTGACAGTAGCCGCTTTCTTGGCTTCAAGCCGTTTTTCCGCCTTAGCCAAGCGAATACGCTTTTCCCGCGCTTTGCGCTTTTGTTCCTTTTGTCGAAATGCTTTGGAATAGGTTTTCATGACTGAACTTTCATTCGAGACTTTTGAACATGGTCACTAATGCCGGCTGGAACACGCGCTAGTCGTGCTACCCATCCCATTAGGGCAATTAAGTAGATAAACAGAAGGAAAAATGGCAGGTCACCCATTTCGCCCTCTACAAAGGCTACCGTCAATCCAGCTTGTGACCCGAATAGAACTAACAAAAGTAGAACATGTGTCCAACGTATATTGTACCATACATCTTTTTGGTCATTCATCCGTCAATATTCCTTCCTGTAAATAGGCTGCATAGGCTCTCATTAGATGATATTGAACAGTGTCATCGGTTGCTTTTTTAGAGATTGTCTTCAGGAATTTGCGGTAGGATTGGGGAACCTTGCCTACTTCATCAATGTATTCTTTCTGAAGTTCTCGAATTTCTGCTTCCAGCGCGGCCTCGTCCTCTTCGTCCGGCTCATAAGGCATAAAAGCCGAATAAATAACATCCCAAATATGTTTCGTGCTGAAGTCCCCGATCAGGGCGCGAAGCTGATTGAATACACAATTTTCTTTGTGTGGCTCAATATCGCTACCGACTTCCCCGCAGTCTTTGCAATATTTATGCCCCCATAAATTAGTGTCAAAGGTGCGCTGCGGTTCAATCAGTTTGCCGATAATCGCTAACAATAATTCAGTGTCGCTAAAAGCCTTATCCTCTTTAATATTGAGTTCCGCTATCGCCTCGCGTAATTTGGCGAGTACATCACCCTGATCCACATTGACGACAATATCTAGTTTATTATTTGGCATCGTATAGACTCCCGCCCCATCGGGCTGTATAAGTTCGCGGACAAATTGTTATTGGGTCTATGTCGGTTATTTTGTTTTTCACGTCGATGGTAATTAAGCCAAACCCTAGCTGAGATAAATCATGTTTTTTACTTTTAGGATTCCCCCAAATAATACGTTTGAGGCAACCGGTCGTTACTGATCTTGCCGTAATCAGTTCCCCTCCCTCATTAAGCGTTACTTCGTGTAGTGTTGTACGATGCACATGTCCGGCAATCATCCCATTAAATCGCTGCCCGTAACGATCAAACCCATCCTTGGCGGCATGTTTCGTTTCAAGTAGTCCGTGAGCCAGAAGTAAATCATTTCTGAAAGCATACTGCTCAACGTCCCATCCCAACCACAAGGTTCCCACCGACTTGATAGTCTCAACCACCGTTTTGTTGAACGTTTTCTGGATCATGGGCGCATGAAGTGATAACCATCGCACTACCCGTTTATCGTGATTGCCCACAATTGAAAACTTAATAACACCGGGCAGGAAACTATCAATCATCTCGTGATATTTTCGATAATGGTTTTCGGTTGGTTCCCATATATCTTTGGATTGAGATGCAACCGAAGCTGGATACTTCGATAGGGTAGGTAGGTCGAAAGCATCGTTCAAATCCGTCATTAAATGCGGATTGAACTCCTGTCCGACTTTAAGCGCTACTCGAATCGCCTTCCAGTCGGCATAAGGATGATGTGTGTCTGACATAAACAGAATACGAATCTCGTCATTCCTCGCATAGAGCCGATCCACAATCTCGTTGAAGATTATTAAATCTGGCTCACCTTCGCTCTGGGCCACGGTCGCTTCTTTTAACTTCTTCATCCAACGCCGTTGCGTGCGTATTGGCACATTGAACTTATTGGCGATTTCGGCGCGGGTCAGACCGTTTTTGTGAGCGTCAGCAATGGAAGCTGCACGCTCGACGGTAAATTTAGACACTTTGGACACTCGCAAACATAGCGTTCTTCGCTAGTAAGGAAAACTTTACGTTCCTCATCGACGTGACGATAAGGTAACCATTTTAATTCGGTTGATCCTGTCCATCCCTTCTCCCAAAGATAATAACAATAATTTATTTGATTAGTGCTACCACTACCATCGAAACTCACGCGCTGGACAATCGACACAACCTGCTTAGGCGGGATTTGGGTGAAGATATTTACATATCGTTCAGCGGATGAGACATAATCCGCCGGAAACAGATAAATCATTTGACCGCCGTCTTTGAGCAACCGCCACCCATTTATCATAAACTGCATCGCACGGCTAAACGGGGGATTGCCGATAATATAATCAAATGCCAGTCCATTAAAGGGTGTTCGCCCCGCGAAGTCCCCGCGTTGCCAGATGGTATACCCCTCTGGACGGGGAATATCCCGAATATCCACGCCATAGGTAATTGTGTTGCAGTATCGGCGACGAAATGCTTGTCCATAAACACCCGTGCCAGCGCCGGGGTCTAATACCCAATATGGATATACACTTGGCTTAATGTCGAGTAAACGAATGGCCAGATCAGCTACCTCGTTCGGTGTTTCGTAAAAATCGGAGGCGCGACGCTTGGGAAGTTTGTTTTTATCAGGAATCCAACTATATGACTGGGCCATTTTCCACCATATCCCAATTGTGTTTAGCAAAGATGATCGGCAACAAATCTTTGTCATCGAGCATCGCAAAAAGGTAGGGGGCTAATCTTTTATGTTCAGCCTGAACCCATAGCGCGAAGTTCTTCCGATTGTATTTGTCAGGGGCCATGGTATATGCTTCGATGATTCGAGAAAGCATATGATCCAATTCGTCAGTAATTTGAGATTGCCATCGTTCCACATCGCCGATAAATTCATCCGGGATGATCGCTTTCAATTCATTGATCGTTCCATTCTGAATCGCTTCTAAAACGCGCTTGAAGCTCAATCCAGATAGAACTTTATGCAATTCCAGATACTTCGGTGATTTGAATTTAAATCGGGAGCCGTCTGTAAATTCGGCGACAAACCCTTCACCAGAAAGCCCCATGTCTTGACATCGAGCAGCAATATCATCGACATCAGCCCAAAAGGACATCGGACACCCGAAACCCCATTTAGTAGCCACTGCCTGAACCGTCGCCCAATCCTCATAGTTGTCAGTGAACCGGTCGCGGATCGCTAACAACACCAACTGCTCTTTATCTCCATAATCAACAACTACTCGATTATCTGGATAAATAATTTCAAACAATAATGTCCATTCAGTGGGAAGACGGTTTAATTTATAGTTCGCATTGAGATATTCAGTCGCCCATATCGCCTGCTCACTATCGAAACTTCCCCGCGTGGCAATCTTAAACTGACCGTTATCGCGATAAAGAATGCCTAACGAGCCGTCCATTTTTTCATAGACACGTTTCACCTTGCCACCCGGAAACCGCCCCCGCTCCCCGTAGTTGAAGAACTTGTCAAAGGGACGCGCCTCAACAACGCGGGTACGACGATTGATAATTAATCCGCGACTTACCAATTCAAAAAAGTTCCATTCATCCCCGTATTGAGCTTCGGCTTTATAGCTGAACAGGAGAAGGTCACCAGATTGCTTAACCGTTACCCGTCCGTATTTTTCCCAATGAGAATTGGGGTAATCAAACGCCAGATTAACAATATCGTAGATGCTTCTAATTAGGCTCATAAAACCTCACTTATCTAAGCGGGAAGCCCTCGGCAGGACTCGAACCTGCAACCTTTCATCCGCATTCTCAGCGAAGCGCTCTACCCTTGAGCTACGAGGACATTATAGAAGCGGTGAACTGTCATACCGATAGCGATCCCTCCAAGGAACTATCATTCACCGCTATAGCGGGAGCCAGATTCGAACTGACGGTCTCCGGGTTATGAAGCCGGCGCGTTGACCACTACGCTATCCCGCAATAAATACTTAGCTGGTTGTAGCCTTCACGTTAAAAATGTGTAACAAGTTCGTCAACACAAATGGGGCAACCCCGTGCCATTCGCTATCAAGCGGGCCATGTAAGTATTGCACCCCATCAAAATCTTCATCACTTAATACCTGTACTCCCAATTCTGTTTCCAGAACGAGAATGCCCTTTTCGACGGCATAACGAATTACTTCACCCGCGATCTGGTTTCCATTGCTGGATACCATAACGGCACAGCCGTCAATAACCCGCATGTCCGGGTCCATGCGGTGAATCATCACATGGAATCGGTCGGTGCTGCGGGGGTCCGCCTCGAATAGAATTAGATACTCCTGATTACCCCAACTGCCTTCTCGCTGGTGCATAATTTCACCTGTTTTGTTAAGATAAGATTGCGTAAGTGTTGGTTAATTAAGCCAACCTAGCCATTTGACTACCTTGTCACATTATACTTCAAATGTGTTAATTTACAAAACTTTTGCTGAGTTTAGCGCATTACAATGCGCCGCGTTATCAAAATTTGATAATTTCAATGGGTTTAATGTCATTAAAGTGCCTTTCACAATCCGCTTTAATCGCCGATGTAATATGGCTGATTGCCCGTATCACGTCGGCGTTCTGAAAATCCAATCCGACACGGAATATTACCGAGCGCCCAATGTACGGAACGCGGAATGTAATGTTTGATCCAGAATTGATGATAAAACCGCTTCCTAGGGAGCCATCGGCAAGTATTGATACTTCGTTCATTTGGTAACTATCAATTTGGCGGATGGTTGTCGTCTCGTGATGTGGCATGAGCTTTACTGACTGCCCTTTCCATATGATTTCATGTGGGCGAAAGCTCACCGTCCATCTAAGGTTATTAATGTCGCCTTGCCAGATTTCGTGCCGTCCGTATCGCAACATCTTTTGAATAACGTGCGGGGCCGTGTACTTATCTTGTACAACTATGCCGCCAGCTTTATCAATGATGGTTTTAATCTGGTGGATGACCTTATCAGTAGACGTATTCTTGTCACGGGTTTTCCAATATGGCATGTCCTCGGCGACAATGCCGTCACGAGCTTTCGGGATCATTTAGTACCTGCTTTCTTACGTTTAAAGTGCTAACCCATAATCCTTTACTCTCAAATTCCACATAAAGATACTCCATTCGGAAGGTCGTAACAGTAAACGTAGGGTTTTCCCTCGCACATTTTATTAGCCAGTCAACCCAATCCGGTGAAGGCTGTAAATCAAAATGGATCGACAATAAATCTTCAGGACGAGTAATATTGAAGATTGAATAAAAATCTACCTTTACCTTTTCGCCAACCCATAATTGCATTTGTGCAGACACCAACTCATGTCGGGCATTTAACCACGCATCGTCATACATTAACTATCTACTTTCTCCACAAAATCTATGTGAATCCATTCAGGCGTTTGGTTGTTAAACATTACTTCAACAAACGGCAGTTCTACTGTAGAAACAACGCCTATTCGGTCTCCAACCTGCACCTGTTCGCCGGGTGAATATCTGATGATGTCTATCTCGTCTATTGAATATTTATCAACCCCATACATTTTTGTACGAATCTCAAAAGACCTTGGGGGAAGTATCTTTTCAATAACTCCTAATCTGCCCGTAAGCGCACCTGACTTGATCCGTACATGGTCATTAACCGCGACGCTAAAATTTACTTTTTCAATGAAATCAGGGTAAACGTGAATCTGCATCTGATTACCAATATTCACCCAAATAGTCGGAAGGTTTATCCTCGCAATTGTACCGACCGTGCCTTCATATGCGGTTTTGACAATCATCACTCGATCACCGACCTTAAATGGTTGTTTGTGGACATAACCAATATTCAAAACGCGCTCTAATTCAGAACGAATTTCGTCCGGTAAACCAACCGCCTCGGCCCGCCGTTGATTATCATCCCACTTTAAAATGTCGATCAATACTTTTACCAACTTCTTGATACGGTTTGATTTAGCACCCATCGTCGCCGTCCTCCGGTTTTGGTGGCCGTAATAAATGCCGTCGAGCATCATCCCAAGGATAGTCACCATAAAAGAACCGCGCATAAGCAATAAATTCATCCGGCTTAAATTTAGAGAGATCATGCACAATGCCGCGCCAAATCAGACCGTATTTAAGGCACGCCAAGAAAACATACCACTTATGGCGAAGAACATACTTGAAATACTTCCAGTAAATCGGAAGGCTGCGTGTAAATAATCTGCCAACTGCTTGAAAGCCATTTATCATTTTAACTTTTGTCCCATCGCTGATGGATACCAAAGGGCAAGAAGGATTTTTCAGCCTTTTTATTTTCTTCGTATTCAATCCGTCTTTGAATTTGTAATCTAGTCCACTCCCTTATAATCCACTCCTTTACTGAAGCGCCAGATGGCAACTTATCTGTGATTAGCTTTCCGTGACTCAACACAAACGGGTGTGCCTCGTCAGTTATATTAAATTGTGGAACCGCAAAACGAAGTGAGCCGTCTGGTAATCGGGTAGGGAAGATTCCGCTTGGCATATGAAGCCAACAAAAGTTCACTTCATCACGTTTGATGTAACAATCCGCCCCATTTTCATCTTTATGAGGGTCGAAGTAATTTTTAAACAAAGATGATACATCTCGTCCTTCATGGGAAACTATCGTGCCAGCTTCGCTTTCAAAAACAAACCAGCGTAATGCCTCAAGCTCCGAATAGAGAGTATCCTTCCATGCTCTCCGTGCAAAGCCGAAAAATTCACCAATATGCAAGCCCGATTCAACAAAAAAATAAACGCTATTATTGTCAAAAGACAAGCCAGAATGTTCTAATATTCCCGCCCCAAACTTTTCACGATCTAACATATTAACCGCAATACCAAAATCAAAATTGTATCCGGGATAGTTTTGTTGCAAGTTGCCACTAGCATGTTTAATCCACTCTCGAATTGTATCCCAGTACGGAATCTTCAAATCATTGATGTTCATTTAACCTTTGACCTCTTCATTGGTAAGACGGCTATACCAGCGCCATTTACCATTTCGGATAGCTACATACGTGGTTTCCTTGCCAAGATACCTTTTCAACGTGTAAATTAAAGCATCTGTGACACTTTTTATATTCTGAGCATGTCTATCCACATCATCTTGAGCAAGGAGCGTACTGCCATTATTCAATGCAAATCTGCACATATCATAAAAGTATTCCTCTTCTATCAAAATATCTAAAATGCGCTCTAATTCTACTTTATTACCCAATAATTGGTCCGCAGAAAGTGTTGGGCCGCAAATATCGTTAAGATCATAGAGTGCATCATCCATCATGATCCGAGTATCACCGCCGTCTAAAATGTAGGCATCATATAATTCATGATCTTCGCGGGTGAACTCGCTTTCAACGAAGCCGTCGCCGGTGCAATTAACACAAAACTCGTCTGTGTCAAACCAGCCGTCGCCGTCGCAATCAGGACATGTTACTTTAATCATGTTATAGCTCTTCCGACAAGTTGATCGGTTGATTGTGGGGAATATCCACTTGTGCTTTTCTCCAAGGTCTATGCCAATAGTATCCCATAACATAAAACGCAAAACAATATTTCTAAGATATTTCTGGAACAAAAATTCCCATAAGGGCTGAATTTTGGCTCTATGCCTATCTCCAACGATCAGCGGCTTCGCCGACATCCCCACAAATCGACGGGTAGGACATACGTTCTGTTTCCATATGTAATATAATATATTATTACTCGTGATAATGAGTGTTATCACCATGTAATGCAATCTAGCTATTCATAGTTACTGTCTTTTATTCGATTTGTAGTCATAGTCGTATATGTGAATGTATTCACATATAGAACATGCATTCCATATAACCTCGCTGGCAACATATCAGCACATATGTTCAGGTTATTAAGGATTATCGGGAGATATTCGCCATAAATGGCTATTTAAAGCCAATTTGAGTGTGTAAT